AGGACGGCAGGAATGTTGCCCCAGCCGTTGTTCTGGCCTTCGGGCATGATTATAGTTTTTTCGTCTGCCATAATAGGTTAGAATTTCATGTTAAACTTGTGTTCGTGGTGACGCGTCTTAACCACACTGCAAAGTTCACGAAAAAGCGGCCCTCAAAGAAGGTCGCTTCAAAATAGAGATATATGGCAGAATATGAATAGGTTAGTTGTAGCGTTTATTTCTTCCTCCAACTTTCCGGAATAATCTGTATGAATTTGTGAAATGGATATAGCAGAACTCGTTTCGGTTTTGCGAACATTTTTCTTGCTATCGACGCTCTGACATTCGATTCCGACACACCGTAGAACTTCGCAAAGTCGGAAATCGTTCCGTGAATTTCCATATTGTTTTCGAGCGCCTTGATCGCGCCATTCATTTCGTCCATAGTACAAAGATTATTGTCAACCTTGTACTTGTAAAATCCGAGAATCTCAGATAGAAGTTTATTTGCGTCCATTTGAGAAGAAAACTTTATAAGCAGAGATTAATAGCAAAATCGTCATCACTAATGTGAGTGAATCCGTAACGAGAGATTCAATTTCGGATAGCTCTATTATGTAGTAGTCTATAAAAGAGACAATCTGCGGAAATAACGGAAGAACACAAGCCATACGATGCCAGTGGCATAAATGAAGAATCCTGGAGTAGATAAGATGAGCGGCGACAACAAGAGGAGAAGTATAAAACAGCGTGTCGCAGATCGTTTGTGCTGATTCAGTTAGAAAAGAATATGCCGCAAAGTCTATAATATATAAAGCCGTGAATACAAACGGGGAAATTTGTACCGAAAGCGTGATACGCTTCAATACGATAATTAGCCTTTTAATTTTACCTATGTCGTATTCTTGGTTTACCATTTCTGGTTGTCCTGATGTCAATCAATGCCTTCGCCTTCGTCTCATACATCCTCTTCCCGCTCGGGTTATCGTTCTTGACGACGGCTACCGGCACACTTGCAAGAAGTGTGCCAGAGCCTTTCTTTGCCGGTTTGACCGTGACTTTTACCTTCGCCTTGGACATTCAGGACCTATTTTGTCTTTTCCCAGTATACCTTCGGCATCTCGATCTCCTTCGGCTTGATGAAGTACGAGTTGCCAGCGAGCATGCAAAGAATTACAAAGGAATACATAATTTCAGTCAGTTAGGGGTTAAAATGCATAATCCACCTTGAGATTTCAGATACATTTTCTCAGGGTAATCAGTCTTGATGTTATATAGTTTATGCGGTTCTTACAAGTCGCACCATTCCGTATCCACTATTTTTAGACAACTGATCTCTTGGGTTTACTGATTTGTTTTGAAAGGACAAATTCCAACAATAAGATGTGCCACCATACTGATAATGCGACGCTGAGCTGTATATTCCAATAGTACCACCATATACCCATTTATTACTAATATAAGCCCCTCCCGCTGGAAAAAATGCACACCCGTAATCAATATATTCTTGTAATTCAGCATCAGCAATATTATTAGTATCTCCTGGATTAGATGTGTTCCAAGTAAGTGTTTTAGATAAACCAGCAAGAATTTCATCATCTGGGGCAAGTAAAAGCCCAATTATTCCTGATTCAATTATATATGGAACATCTTGTACTTTTACTATAGCATACCTACAATTAGATACACCGTTTATAATTGAGCCCGTTCTTGGAGTAACATGCTGATATCCAACAGTAATACTAACAAGTTGTGTTTGGGTGATTAGTTTCCAGTCATTATAACCCAAGTATGACACATTGAAACCATTATACATTTTATTATTAATGTCGCCGCTGGTCACTACAAAATCCGACCCTCTTGAGTCAAAAAACTTTCCTAATTCCAAGAAATTAAAATAATAGCTACCTTCATTAAGACCAAAAATAGAATTATAGGAGTGACATTTCCAATCTTCATCTTTAATGATTAAAGAATTTCCGTCATAATATAATGGAGCGGGCGCAATATTAAGTCCTGCAAAAGAAGGTAATTTAGTATTTTCATTTTTAATTACCATCATTCTTCTTCTATCTCCTAACATACTCCCTCCTTTTTCTCCAGAAGGGAGTGCTGATAGTTACTTATACAATGAGGGTGGTTGGTAAGATTATTCTTCATTGCCAAATACGAGTTTTTCAGGATATCCGACAGTGAAGTCATAGGCTTCAACATCTTCAATCGTGGTTAATTCATTGATAGCTTTCCTGTGAGCATCAGTAACACCAACGCACTGCATAGCATATACATTGATTGCATCAAGCATATTGAGTGCATCATCTAATGGCACATTGTGGCCAAGGAAAGTAATCTCCGAAATACCGAGTCTCTTTGCTCCTTCGAGGGTAAGCATATAGTTGGAACGCTCATCAGGAGCAATCCACATATCTTCTCCGAAAAGATTAAAGCTATTTACGGCAGGGCTTGAGTCATAATCTTGCAATTCATAGAGTTTCTGTTTTCTTGTCTGCTCAAGTAACTCCTCAGGAGTAGGAGCAGGAGCGATATACTCCTCAAATCCCCACTCAAGAAGTTGCTCCTCAGTAGGATAGCCAGAGAAGAATCCTCCTTCTACTGGTCTTGTTATCGAATGGCCTTCATAGTACCATTCTTCTGTTGTTGAATTATAATATGTTTTCATATATGTTTATATTATCCAATAGTTGCAAATGCCACAATCCACTCAGTACCATTGTACAGAGCATTGACTTCATAAGTCTTATTGGCTTCAATGGCAAAGCCAGAGTAATAGATAATTGACTCGCTGGAATAGAAAGTCACAGCAGGAGAAGAACCAGTAGTAAACTTGAAGAAGATACTGTGCGTGTAAGAATCTGAAGGCGCAGGAAGGGTAATAGTCATAGTACCAACATTATTTGCGAACCTGTAGTAATTCTCAACGGCAGCATTAAAGCTGGAAGATGACTGATTATTAACAGGGTAGCGGGGCTCACAAGCAGCAAGACTCTGGTGAGCAGTAATGACAGTACCTAAATCGACTACTCCACTTGTTCCTTTACTTGAGCCGTTCATAATGATGCCAGTGATAGTACCATCATTCTTCGTAAATCCCCAGCCACTGACAGTATTTTCGGTTACGGCGGCTGGGATAGTAGGTTTGTTGAGTATCTGCGCAACTCCACTTATTGCGTTCCAGTCAGCGTTTACCTGCGCTGCCGGGATTGTCGGTTTGTTGCTCAAATCATTATAACTCCCAGAGAAGGAACTTGTACCAGCACCGATATTAGTCCTTGCTTGTGATTTCTGAGCATCTGTCAGGCTTTGCTCCGTGTAAAGTACCGCATCAGAACTGCCTCCTTCAATAGTAATATTTCCGCTACCAAGGATAGACTCGTTATTGATTGTTTTGATATTAGTCCCGGGAACCAAAGCGTCTTGCTTGCCAGCGAGCAAGGTAGTAAGGTCGCCGGTAGTGGTATAGTTGGCGAGTGCCGTGTTAAGGGCAGTTGTGGTTACATAGCCGGAGAGGTCTATTGCCGTAGAGCCAATCTGCTCCCAAGTGTACCGAGTCTGCGCTTCGGCCCCATTGTCAATGGTGATGTACTCGTCCTTTACATTCTGAGTTTGCGGGTCAGAGGACGGCACAAGGTAGATGATATGCATCGTGTCGGCAGATGCAGTAGGCAGTGTCTGGGCTGACTGATAAGTGAACTGCTTAATCGCATTGATAAGAGTCTGCACCTCTGCCTTCGTATAGGTCTCGCTCTTGAGATAGTAATTGACGAGGTCATTGACGGAATTCGTGATGAACTGAGAAAGGTCTGGCTTGTTCTCAAGCTCGTTATAATCAGTAGTTCCAGCCGGGCCAGTTTCACCCCGAGGTCCTTGCTCGCCCTGAATGCCTTGTGGACCGGTTGCCCCTGTGTCACCCGTATCACCTTTATCGCCCTTGTCTCCTTTTTCACCCTGCGGACCGGTTTCACCTTGAATACCCTGCACGCCCTGGGGCCCCTGCGGTCCGGTCTCGCCAGTATCGCCCTTGTCGCCTTTGGGTCCCCGTTCTCCCTGGTCTCCCTTGTCGCCTTTGTCTCCCTTGTCGCCCTTATCGCCTTTATCACCCTTGGGACCGACGCGTTCAAGAAGGTCGGAGACGACGGTGACTACCTCGATTTGGATAGCCTCGGGTGTTTCGCCCTCGTCCACGGCGAGCCACGAGTGCTCGACCATATAGAAGGCGTCCTTTGTGTCGAAGGTTACCATGTTCGGGTCGTCCGGGTTTTCGATATACTTCAGCGCGTATGATCCCGTATGCTTCTGGTCCTTGCCGTAATAAACGAAATGAATCTGGTTGCTTGACAACTCAAATTCTTTGATTTTCACGCGCTTTGTCCCGACATTCAGTTCTATTTCGACATTCTTGCCCTCGACAATATAGGGCTGCTCGTCCGCGTCTTTCAGCGACCAAGTGATGTCGATGTCGTTTCCTATTCGTATTTTTTGGCTCATGGCTACAAAGTTAAAATTTTTAGATTAAAACGCCAAACAGCTTTAGCATCGGCTTTCGAAATATCCAAAGAAAACAAATCGCCAGACCGCAGACAAGCCACCAGAAAGCGTCTATACGGAACTTTTGCCACCAGGATAGCTCCTTCTCAATATAGACGGTCGGCGGCCGAAGCTGCTCAAACTTCGAGTTGTTTACGTTGGTCCAGATGGTCTTTGAAGGAATAGAAACGACGGCCGAAAGTGTTTTGTCGCTTCGGTTTTCCAAGGCGTGATGAAGGCGGCCGTTCCTATCAACAAAGGCCATGCTCCACGCAACGGAGGTCTCCAGACGGGAGGTGTCTCCAACACTCACGATTACCTGGTTTTTTTCGAGAGGAATAGGGACAAAGATGAGCGAGTCGTAGCGCTCGGTCTGGATTAGCGTAGTGGTATCGTGGACCTCCTTGACAAACTCACTTCCCGGCGAAATCTTCGGAGAGCACCCGGCAAGCATCGTAAGAACACCGAGGACCGCAACGACAAAAAGCACGACTGCTATGGCGGTGCATCCAATCCAACTGTTGTCCTGGTTGACATCATTCTTACGCCTTGAATTCATATACCTTCGGGTTTTGCGGCTCATCGATGGTATCGAAGTGAAGCCAGTTGATTTCTTTTCCGCTTGCATCCCACTTCTCCAGCCGGACCTTACAGGGAAGCAGGTCGGCGTTGTCCTTGATAAGCTGCCGCATCTTTGCTGCCGTCATCGTAGGCACGGATGAAGTGAAGTCGCCAGCTTTCCCGAGACCGTGCGGCGTTACATAGACGCCCTTTGCGGTCTTAACGAGCTGGCACTGATTGCAGCGGAATCCTCGCTGGTGGGCTGTCCTTGAGTTGCAGTACATCGGCGCCTTGACAATATCCCGACGGATGACGAGAAGGCACCAGAGCCACATGGTGTCCAGAAAGCGCCAGGAGCGCTCGCCCCACTTGGCATAGACATGGTCACAGACCAGTTCGTCTATGTCAAAGTAGGGCCTAATCTCCTTGAGTATCTGTTCGCGTGTCATGGCTACTCGGCTTTAGATTCTTCGGGCTCGCCGGTCCAGAGGATTCCTTCCAGCAGGTCTGCGAAGTTCTCCAGCGGCTTTTCCTTGATGTCCTTGTTCTCCTTCTGGAGCGCGAAGAACTGCTCGTAAGGGATGGTCTTGACGCCATCGAGAGTAGCTTCCTCGTTGTAAAGGTTGCTACGAAGCTCCATGAGGCGCTTGAACTTGCCGTCGAGCTCTTTCAGGCGCTCGGGGTTCGCCTTCGATTTCAGCAGGTCCTGGTACTCCTTATCGAAAGCCTGAGGGTCGTCGATGCCAGCCTCTTTGGTCAGCTCCTTCTGAGCATCCTCGATAGCCTGGGCGGCCTTGCGGACGGCGCTCTTGAACTTGATGACCTTATAGGCGTGAGCAGCATCAAGCGTGTTAGCAGATACAGAGAAAATGCCGGAACCGGCAAGATTGAAAATTTCGATGTTTTTCATGATAAAAAGTGAATTAGTCGAGTGGTTTGTGTTTCTTCACGGCCAGGATGATGCCGAAGGCATTGAACAGGATATTGAATCCCGCCACAGCCTTGACGAAGGCGGTAGGGGCTTCTCCGGCGCCTGCGTTCCACACCGCGAAAGTGGTTCCGAGCGCAATAGACGCCCAGATAATGATGATGGCTGCTTTCAGCCAGGCATAGAATCTTTCTTTGTTGTCCATGATATTTTGTTTTGATGGTTGTTATTCGGGCATTACTCCGGGGTCTTCTTCGATTTGTACGAAATGCGTAGTATAACCGGAAACGACGGAGCCGAGCCAATAGAAGTAGTTATCGCTGTAAGCCACTCCGGGCGTCCAGGAGAGTAGCGCATCCCCGGCGGGATAGCGGACGGAACCACCGGCGGGAACGGTAAGCTGGAGCGTAGTCGGATAGGTCGCAAGCGTGGTTTCAGACGTGGGCTCTACCGCCCCGTTCTGGTTACGGCGGAGGATAATCTGCACGGAAATAGTCTTTGCGATACTGTCCTCGTTGAAGGCTTCCACAAAGAACTGTATCTGCGTATGTGCGGAGTTCCAAACGCCGTAGGCATAGACGGACATGCTCTGGGAGGTGAGGCGGAAGGTAATCTCCTTGTAGGGGGTGTCCCACCCGGCGGCAAGGTAGTCGGCATGGGAGTTGATTTCCTTCGCCAGTTCCACCTGCTTGGCCCGGTCGGATTCCATGTTGAGCTTCTGCTGGAGGTCTGCCACCTTCTCCTGCTCTCCCTTATGGGCGGATAGGAACACGGTGCGCATATCCTCGAAGTCGGATTCGTACTGCTTCTGGAGGCCCAGTAGCCGCATGAAGGTCTTGAACACGGAGGTGCGCATGGCCTTGTCCTCCAGCTTGGCAATCTTTACGGCTTTAAGCCCTTCGATGACGGACTTGATTTCACGCTTCTTCATGGGTTACTCGTTCTTGAAAAGGAGTTTGTAAAGTGAATAGTCGGCCCATCCTACGATGCCAAGATTGAGGATGCCGAGGACGAGGTAGAAGCCGCCCGTATTCATGGAGTTGGCGGACACGATGATGCCGATAAGGCCCACGATAAACAGGGCAAGGACTTTGGCGAACTTAATCAAGCTCTCTTTGTTTGATTCATTCATGATAGTAGATTTTTACGGGATTGTATATGTCAAAGTAGCAGTCGTAACCGTGCTTGCGGAGCCGATGGTGGTAGTCATCGTTACGGGGATTTGTAGCACCTGTCCGGAGACTGGCACGATTCCAAGTTCATCGAACGTAAAGGCACGCGAGTTATAGGTGAATTCCGGGTTTGCGCGTAGAAGGCTATCCGTGCCGTAAGCACCTTGACCGAGGCCGACATCCGTCCTGACGGTGAATGAACCTTCGTAGGCGTTGTCGAACTTGTAGCGGATAGTAAAGCCGTTTGTGGAACCTCTCACGCCAGTAGCGGTTGCCGTCGTTCCGGTAGCGCTGTAAGGACGGAGCTGGAGGTTGAAGTTCGTGCCGTTCGGAAAGGGAATTGGCTCCTTCTGGCCGAGTATATCAAGCGTGCAGTCGTACCAATAATCCTTTAAGCTCTGCGTGTGCATGGCATCGAGGTACGGTATGCCGTTACTGATATAGTCGCAGTAAAGCATAAAGAGCGTTATCTTCATATTGTTCTGCGAACTGTTCCACGGCGGGGTGCCCGGCTGAGGCGACTGCGTGAACGCTGGCTTATTGAAACGGAGATACCACGTTCCGCCAAGGTACGCACCGTTGTAGTACATCGGACGCGGAGTATCGTCATCCTCATAGAACAGGGCCGTGAAGTACGAATTATTGTTCGAATCCGTCACGATGGCGCACGGGAAGGTACGGGCAAGGGTGTAGTCGATGGTCGTTGACGGGGTTTTCAGTATCATAGACAAGTCCACCCCGTCGTTATTGGTCGTAAGGTAATAGGCGTTGATGCTCGTGATGCCCCGGTCTATGTTGTAGTACCCGGTAATAAGGTTGCCCGCACCTACGTTATTGAACTGCCCGCTGGGATTCGGTACGGCGTTATGGTTATAGCCACGGCCAGCGGTCTGCATATCGCAGAAGTCCGTAGCGCGGAACCATTCGGAGTTGGTGTCTTTTCCCCTCGGTTTAAGGTACGTCCAGATAGCCCCGTGAAGCAACGGCCAAGTGAGCGTTTCCTCGCTTATCTGCCCGGACGAGACAAGCTGTAAACCAAAGTAGACACCCTGGTTCACGTCCGTCTGCATACCGATAAACTCGTCTCTCGTCAGGAAACCGACTTTGTTGTACCGGATGGGCTTATAGAGCGCCCACTTGTTTATCGGCGCGTTTGTGATGAGATAGCCAAGGTCTCCGGAATCAATCCCGAAGAACCCGGCTATGTCTCGTCCAAGGTCTATGGGCGCACTGAACTTTCCGCTGCTTACTGGCATAATCTATCCGTTTGTGGGCCGAAAGCCCGGTTACTGCTGGGGAGCCAGCTCTGCGTTCACGGCTGCGACGGCTGCTTCCACATCCGTAGCGATGGCTGCAAGCTCGGAAATGGACTGTATCTCCGTGAAGTTGTAGCGCATCTGCCCTTCGCCCATCTGGTAGGCGTTGAAGTTGGCCTTGAAAACCTCGCCAGCCTTCACCGAGCCGGAGATGTTCATGAGCACCTTCTTCCCGTCAACGGTGATGTTTCCATCTACATTGTAGTTCTCGCCTTCGTAGCCGATGGGGCTATTGAAGCCTGTGGGTTGTAAATTCTTAATAACCATAGTTGTAATGTATTAGTTGTTTAATCTTGCTTTCAGTTGTTCATTCTCCCGTTTGATGTTGGCGATTTCACGCTCTGCCTGCCGGAGCCGTTCTTCGTGGCTCTGCATCACGGGGATAGCAACGCCCCAGAAGGAGTTGTAGTTAAGGGAGTATTCGCCATTGAGGTCAAGCACGGCCCAAGGCATTACGGGCTCCACCTCCTGCGCTATGAGACCGCTTCCGTGCTTGCCTGCGAGGTAGTCCTTCTTGCCGTTCCAAGTCCATTCACAGCCACGGAGTTTGCCGAGAAGGTCTATTGCCTTGCCGAAGTCGATGCTCTGGATATTGTCTTTGAGGCGGGCATCGGAACTTGCATTTGCCGTTCCAGCCGTCACATAGCCGTCGGAGAAGATGCCCGAAGAAGAACGGATAACGCCGATAACATCCAACTTAACTCCGGATGTAACTGACATGGCTCCGATAGCAACCGCTCCGCCACCATAGCATAGATAGACATTCCCGACATGGCCATTGTTAATATACAAATCGCCAAGCACACCATCCTCTGTTGCTCCATTCAATCCGCGCGTAACAATCGCGTTTCCACTTGCCGAACCAAGATTTATTATCTTATTGGTTGTGAGTGTAGATGTGAAGCGACCTGTACCCGTCACATTGAGCGTATAACTTTCGTTGCTGCTGCCGCCCACTCCAAGTCTATGACTGAATCTGGCCGCGCCAATAGAACTATCAATCGCAAGGCCCTTCGTCCCATCCTGGCTGCCGATATTGATGTTGCTTGAATTGGGATAAATATAGTGGTCTATATTATTTTTTGTGAGGCGAATATATGGAGAAGAAAAAGAAATTCCAATATAGTCACTATATATTGCCCCCGTTGTAAACGCAATACTATTCGTATTCATCGTTATGCTGCCAGTCATTGTTCCTCCAGCCAACGGAAGATAATCTGACGGCGTGAATATGCCAGAATGATATACCGTATAGTTGGTTCCATTATACTGAAAAACCGGGCTATTAGTTCCACCCTTTACAGATAAAGATGGCGAGCCAGTTCCTTCTTGGCAAATCGTAGTGGCTCCACTTGCTGAGAACACCTGACCTAAAATGGTTCCTCCGACCTTAAACACAACACCAGATTCGCCGCTTGTTTTATCAATGTATAATTTATCGGTAAGGGAATAAGATGAACCCGCGGCCAACGGAAGAGCATAGGAAGAATAATTGCCCGTATGTAATAATTCCCGTAGTGTCCCAGTGCTAAAATATGGCTTTCCATCGCTTCCAACACCAAGATAACCCGCAAAATTACCATAGCAATCAAATCTTATCCAAGAATAAGTGCTGCTTCTGTTGATTTTGAATATATCCGCACCGCTTCCGCTAATTGAAACCGCAGAAGAATATATCGTTCCCGTGGATGTAATATTCCCAGCCACACGCAAAAGGGATGTTCCGGAATACGACGCCTCGCCGATTACAACTCCACCAGGCGTTCCATCCCCATAGTTAATAATCACATTCCCTGTATGCCCGTAATTGATATACAAATCGCCAAGCACACCTGCTTCTGTTGCTCCATTCAATCCGCGCGTAACAATCGCGTTGTCAGCCGCCGAACCAAGGTTAATTATCTTATGCGTGTATAACACACCCGTCAACGCCTTTCCGCTTCCGGCGGTCAACGGCAGATACCCCGTCAGCGCACTCGCGTCGGCCTTGCCAGCAAGCGCGGTGGAGAGGCCGGTGATTTGGGACATGGCAAGGTCGGGGATATGCGCCACGGCAATCTTGGTGTTCTCGTAGCCGGGGTCGGCCGGGCTGTTGGTGAGGCTCTGCCACATGCGGTCCACATCCAGGCCACCACCTCCTCCGGAGCCGGAGCCCACGCCACCGGCGGTGATGAAGCCGTCGGAATATAATCCCATCCCGTCCTTGACATGCACTGCGTAGATAGGATTAGCCTCCGTTCCTATGTTGACCTTTTCAAGGAGTCCGCTAAGTTCCTGTACGAGATTAATAAGGTCCGTCACGCTGTCGCCGGTAAGCGACGCGAGCTTGACATTGCCTCCTATTATGATATTGTTCCCGCTCCAGGTTATTCCAGGTATTCCGCCGTATCCGTTCTGGTCCCAATGGATATTACCTCCAGCGAGATAGCCGGACCCGTCGAAACGGAACACGCTCTTAGCATAGGCCGTCACGCCCTGGTCGAGGTCGTCCTTGTCGGATATGTCCCCACCAAACCAGGCGGCAAGCCCACCGCCAAGACGGGTGCGACCGGCGTTCATGATACCGTTGATACCGGCCGTTACCTGGAACTGCTGGCTGACGGTCTGACCGAGGGCCATGAGGTTGGACAGGATAAGACCGCCGGAGACAAGCGTGGCGCCGTTATTCGTAGCGGCCTTCAGATACTGCAGGCCTGCCACGCCGGCAGCAGCCTGCTGCGCGATAGCCATAGCGGCAGCGGCCTCTTCATCTGTTATTCGAACCCAGTAGAATCCTGCGGAATAACGCCAGGCCTGGCCAGTCGTGTCATCGGTGTAGATATCGCCGACGTGCTTGTTTTTATCGACCGTAGTAGCCCACCCGTTAGCAGGATAGTTAGCATCCCCAACAGGCTGCTCCGTATCAGGGTCATACTGCGGAAACGGCTCCGTCTGGGCGGAAGGCGCCTGGGTGCTCGCCCAGGACTGAATCTGCCCGTCAATCTGAGCCTGAAGAACATCCATAGCAGAAGCAACGCCGGCCATATAGTCAGTCATGGCCTGGTAGGTCCCGTCCGAATTTCGCACGACGAGCGTGCCCTTGATATTCAGGCGGCCGTTTACCCATTCGGCGTATTCTCCTGCAGCGTCTCCGACAAACCAGCGAGGACCCTGACTTGCGAGCCGGCCAGCGAAGTAATACTCGTCTCCTTCCGCATCCACCGCGTCGAGTCCTGAGAGCATCCTCTCATAGCCACCTCCGATGACATCGCGGACAATGACGAACTGCCTTGCCGTGTTAGACTCATGTCCGTGCTGGACAATCGTATCGCCTACGGCCGGTACTCCATCTCCGTCCTTAACGGTCTTGGACAGAAGGATATAGTTCGATCCTATCTCGTTAACGCGGGCCTTATAGTAGCGCACCTCGAGGTTATTCGGGTCGAACATCTGGCCCATGGCGAAGTCTCCGACTACGAACAGGTTGGCCACAGTTCCCTGCTTCTGGTTGAAGTAGCAGTAGTATCCGGCCTGATCGTCCACGACCTGAGTGCACTCAATAGCTGCGGCAGAGACAATCTGCCGGCCGCCGACATAAGCAATCTGGTTTGCTACGAGAGAGTTGACCCTCATCTCCTTTCGGACGACGAGCTTGTCTATCTCGAGGACCGAGTTGCCCTTCTCTTCCGTTTCCGTCGCAGCCGCCCTGGTCGCTCTAGTAACGGCCTGGACCTTCGCTGGCTCCTCATCATAGAAGCCCCATCCCTTACCGCCGATATCGCCCTGTCGGAAGGACATGCTTGTCACCTTGCTGGCGAACTGAGTAGGGGAAGACGACCGGTCAGACTCGCCGGTCTTCTTGAGGAAGAGTGCATTACCTACGGCCCGGACGGTGCTCTCGATGTCTGCGCTCTTGGCGTAGGTGGTCTTCACGACATTAAGCTCATTTGCTACCCTCGTCACGGTTCCTTCCGCAGAAAGGACAGTGTCGGACAGGACTACCTCGATATCCGGAACGAGGTACGGGTTACCCGTAGTCGGCTCGTTCCAGGTGTATGTAATGCTCTTTACATAGAGCGTAAGGGCCTGGCCTCCAGTGAAGCGGCTGTCTTTGATGCGCACCGTAGCCCCTGCAGAAAGCCTTTCCGCCAGGGTCTGCCCGTATTCGCCGTCCTCGAGCGTATGGACGCGGACCTTGTCGAGAGATATGACCCAAGTGGGCTGCACATCGGCTAGGTCCGAGAGGGCCGCTGTCTTATTTGCCGCTGGAGTCATAGTGGCTCCGTTAAGCAGTTCCTCAGCCTTGGTTACATACAAGAACGGCATGTCGATGCCGATGAAGAAGAAGTGGTCGCCTGCAGCAGGCTTACCTCCCGTCGTAGCGTTCGGCACATACAGGCCCGTTGCCTTGAATTCAGCATCGGACTTGAATAGCGTTATCTTCCACTCGGACTGGACCCCGTTGATGGACTTGCTCCTGTCCTTAACGGGATAGGATGCTATGGTAAACTCGTAGTCCTGGCTGACGGACATGAAGCCGTCAGAGAAAACCAGCTTGGCCTCGTTGCCGACCCGGTCGCCAAGGATAGGCTCCCAAACGCGGGCAGCGTACTGCTCATCGGTCTCGCTCTGGCCCTGCGTTGTCTCCCAGATGTTCTTGACCCAGATGTCGAAAGTGGGCTTCCAGGCCTCAGTGTTCGGTGTCGATACGGTAAGGTCGAGTGACTGCAGGCCGTATGTGACATTGCTATATCCGGAAGAGGTGTTGTAGTTCTTGACGACTACGGTAATCTTGGCGTAGTATGTACCTGCAGGGAATCCACCTGGAGTGTCGATGTCATACTCGGTCCCGTTATCGACCCTGACGGCCTTGACCGAACTGAGAGTGGTGTTCACGCTGACAAGGGCAATTCCTGCTCCGTCCTGTGCTATCGGGTTCAGCCAGGGTGCGGACAGGTTACCAGTGCTTCCGGACGGAATGGTGAACTGTTCACTTTTCAGCACATCGGTCTTCTGCTCGTTTGCGGAGAAGTCCTTCGTGATGGTTATCTCGCCGGCGATGGTCCTTACGGTAGCGGCCTCGGTCACTGCGGCCTCGATGTCGTCCGTAACGATGTCGGAAACATCCACGCACTCGTCCACGCGGCCGATGCCTGTTCCAGTCATGCCCTGAATGGTGGGGAACACCTCGTCGTTATCCTCCACGGCGCCCCAGCGTTCTCCGTACTTGGTGATGGACGCGTCGTCCTTGACATATTCGACCGGATTGAACTTCGCGTCAGTCTTGCCAAGCCGGAACGCAAAGAGGTGCTCGGCCGGGCACTGAGACTCTGTGTACTGCGGGAATGTGTGGGTTGCATCCCAGGAGGTGTCCCTGTGCGGATTCTGCATCCAGCCTCGGACATACCAGCGGAAGTTGATATCGCGGAGCCGGTCAAAGTAGATATTTGCGAGCTCGGGAATAGCGTCAGGATCTGCGGCCCATTCCTGGTTCTGCGGGTCCTCCTGCAACTTAAAGTACCTGTAAGGAAGGTTCTTCTCTCCGCCTCGACCGAGCAGGATATTACGGACATCTGCGTCCTGGACATTGCGCTCAAACTTCAGCAAACCGCCATTGTATCCGTATTCGAAGTCGTGGTCGGTGATAGCATCTACTGCGTATCCAACCTTGATGACATAGGCACCCGTGGCCTGCTCGTACTCTATGTACCAGCGGACATCGAAAAGCTCGTAGAACTTGATGAGGACATCCCAGATATAGGTCTTATTGATTTCGACCGATACCGGCTGGGTAGAGTAGATGCCCGTCCCTGCTCCGAAGAGGTCCATGCGGATGCCGGTGCCGAAGTAATACTGGAGCACGCGGTTGAAAAGCTGGACGAAGCTCTCGAGAGGGAGGATGACTGATGCGTTATACTGGTCCGGAATGAATTTTCCGGTCTCGTATTCACTGAGGGATACAAAGAAATAGTGCTTGAGCTGTTCAATCGCCCAGGACTGAAAAGTTAGGTCGACCAGGGCATTCTTTGTCGTGTTATCCTTGGCCGCCTGAGGAGTCCTCGTAGGGAGAACGAAGCGCTCGCCTTTGAAACGCAGTTCCCAGCCTTCGAAGCTGGGCGTCACGGAGCCGTCTATCCTGACCTGGGTCGTAATGGTCCGCTCACCCATCTCCTGCAAGGAAACGGTTGCCTGGTGCAATGTCGCGTAGGACGGGAAGTTGACTTCGGTTATAGAGGGTATCATAGGCTCGGCTGGTAGTTAAAGTCGCAGAGGCTGGGCTTCGGTACATGTATGGTCAGCTCGACCACGACGACATCGTTGACCTGATTGGTCGGATCGCGCCAGAACTCCGTCGGCTCAGCCATCGGTTCGCAGTATCCGACTATCTTGTTTCGCTTGTACAGGTTATAGAACTCGACCTGGGCGGCCGTACGGATGCCGGTCTGCGGGTCAAGTGGAAGGACAGCGTCGTTGAAAGCCTTAACCCTGGCATTGGAAGTCGCAAGAGAACTCGCCTGAATGAAGAACTTGACCTTGTAATCGAATGCGTCGTCGACGGTCTTAGGCATGATATGCTCGCCCTCCTCCTCCGGGTAGGCTGTCTTCTCGAAGCCCTTGATGGGAGCGGATGTGCGCTTATCCGAATCGAGGTAGACAAGGCCGTAAGCCTCGTCCGTGTATACGATGCTTCCAGAACCTATCTTAATCTGTGCCTTTATCATGGCTGTTCATTTCGCAGTTTTTACATTTCTCTTCCATCTCTTCTTCGTGAGCCAGGACCGGACATCCGTCTCCCTCTGCCGTGTACTTACAGCTGTTGGCCCGACGGATGGAAAAGCTCTTCTGTCTAAGCTCCTTTTCGAGCCTGGCGTTCATGTCGCGGGTCTTCTTGTTCTCCTTGTCCTGGTCCGCGATGTACTGCTTCTGGGACTCGAGAATCTGTTTCACATTGTCAAGGATGTCACCCTCTTTCTTTTGCTTGTTTCTCCAGACAGAAGCGAACCAGCCGCCAACGGCAGTGACTATCGGAAGCCCGATGTCCTTAAGTATTTCTATAATAACTGAGCTTTCCATGGTTACTTGACCTCGAATTTATGGGTTACACACTCAATATTGTCGGACTGCTCGGCATTGACCCGGTTAGGACCAAAAATATAAAGCGGGACGCGCACTTTCGGTGCCGTCTCGCTGATAGGCTTCACATCCATGTTGCATCCGTTGGCGAAGTACAGCATGGGGATTATTCTCTTCTGGACATTCAGACCGGTACGGATAGTTCCGGAGCAGTTGTGGAAGACATAGACCTGCTGGTCATCCAGCCTCTCGCCGTGGAAGACCTTATCGACGAAGATGCCGTAAGCCTCGCAGCCTGAAAACTCGCTACGGAGCGTTTCCATGCACGGATAGCCTTCCTCCAGGGCCCAGTCAATCGTCTTCTTGTACAAGGCAATCGCTTCGCCCTTGTCGGAAATGTTTTCCAGAGCGGAGCGATTCTCGGCACACATGTGGTGCGCCGATGCCTCCCTGCGAAGTTGTCTATGCCACTGGTTTTTCATTCTGTCGCAAAGATAAAAAAACTTCCGTAAAATGCAAAGAAAAACCCAGCGGATTTCGCAACCGGCCGGGTTTATGGATATGAGATTTTTCCTCCGTGCAAATATAGCAATTTATAAATTAGTGTGCAATACATAATCCGGTTTTGCCGTCCTTGGCTGGATTACCCGGCTCAGCAGCGTATGGATTGTCGCAACCTCGTCATGCACCATCGGGATGTACGCGGCGTAAGCAAGCATCTGGTCCTTGTACGGGTCCACATACTCGCCGGTAACCGAAGCGCCGGCCGTAGAAGCCCCGCCCGTGAGCGTAGCAAGTATGGCGGCCACATTCGCGTCGATGTGCGAGATGTAGAAGTTCTGCGTATTGATGCCGGCGGCCAGACCCGTAATGCTCTCCTCGGAAGCCCCTGCGATGTCCCTGGAGATGCCGGTAAACTGGCCGGCCTGTTCGCGCAGGTTGATGCCGGCCGAGGTAAGCTGGTTCATCATCGTCAGCATGGAGTCGTCAATCATACGCATACGCTCAGGGAGCATAGCGGAAATGGCGCCAATCTCCTGGGCCGTCAACTCGCCGTCCTTTGAGGCCAAGTCAATTTGGTCGAACACCGGCTTCAGGATACCCTGGATGAGCTGGGCGGCCAGGGAGTTGACAACCATGTTCTCAATCATCTCGCTGAACTTCTCCTTCATCGCGTCGGTGGTGTTCCCGAACTGCTTGTACGCCTCAATCCAGGCATCGGCAAAGTCCCTGGCTGCGCTCGTAAGGTCAGAGCCGGTGAAGAACTCGGACAGCTGAGACTGCATGTCGGCAATCTGGTCCTCGACATCGCGGGCAGACTTTTCGTAGCCCTTGGCAGTGTCTTCGTCGGCCGATTTACCCTTCTTTCTCTCAAGCTCAGCCTGCTTACGATAAGCCTCAGCCTGGGCCTGCAGGACAGATATCTGCTGGTTGTAGTTGGCGATATAGTCGGAGCCGGAAGACTTTTCTATCGCCACGCCAAGTCTCGAATATTCATATTCGAGGTCTTCTAATAAAGTTCCCTGTTCCTTAATCTGGTCGTTGAATTTTTTAACCTTGTCTTTTTGAACATTTGTAAAAATTGAAATCCAAGAACTAATAGCATCAACTGTTGCACCTATAGCATCACCGGACTTCAATTTTTCCCACCCAGAGAATGTATACCTATCAAAATCAGATATGTATTTAAACCATTCACCAATCTTATTTTCTTCGGAGCGAACTTCATTCAGCTGGTCGATTATCTGCTGGATTCCACTAATTGTAGCATGCACAGCCTTGAAAATAGCATCGACGATAGCAAGGGCCCCAGGGCCGTTTGCAGCCATTGCTGACATACCCTCTCCCATTTGCCCGAAAGCTTCGCCGGCAGCCTCAAGACCTCCACCCTCTCCAGAAAAAGCCTGAATTAGTTGCTGATAGCTTTCAATATTCGCCGTACTACCGCTGCCAAACTGAGATAGCATCTTTGTGGCAAAATTTTGCTCATCAGCACTGAGTTCCTTCCCTGACTTCATTTTCTGGGCTAAAACGGCAACATTGTCGGCATACTCCTGCAGTTTTTCATTTGCCTTATCAAAACCACCATCAAGGTAAGACTCGAGGAGACTTGAACTTTGCGTTAGCTTCCTAAACTGGGTATCGATAGCTCGCAAGTTCTTGCTGAGCTCGTCTGCAGAAATAGCACCATCATGGAATGCCTTTAGATAAGCATCACGAAGCTTAGTACGAACCAGAGCAGCCTGGTCCGCAGTCATCACATTAAGCTCGGCAAAAAACTTGATATAATCATCGCTGGCCTTAAAAATATCAAGGTTTCTCTGCGCCTCAAGAGCTTTAATGACCTCGTCGGCTCGTTTCTTCAAGGATTCTCTTTCTTCTGGTGTGAGTTTCGTATCCTTGAGGCTCAGTTCGAGAGCATCCTTTACCTTTTTAATATCGTTCTCCGCTTTTGCCCTTATCGTGGCAATCTTCTGAGCGGTATCACCGTACTTGGACACCAGGTCAGCGAAGTTCCTCAATAAATCGGCATTGTACTTCTCTGCGTCGCTTGCGACCTGTTTAACAACATCACGAAGCTTTTCTGGAACCTTTTCGAGGTTCTTCATAAGATACTCGTAGTCACCTTCGTCAAATGCGTTACGAATAGCATCATCCAAGCCAGCGAATGTATTAGCATCAAGCGAACTGAGAGAATCGACAAGCTGCTTTTTAATCCGGTCTTTAAAATCCTCTCCGATACCTCCGTATACAGAAACAGTCATAGTTGTCGCAAGCCCCTCGTCGCCAGTAAGGTCAAGAATGTTCTTATAGAAATTCCTAGCCGCCTCGGAGCGCTTGATCTCGTCGGAAACTTGTTTCAGTTTTTCATCAAGAGATTTTTTAAACTCGTCCCAGTCTACGTCCTGAACAAGCTTTTCAGCCTCCCCTACGGCCTGTGCAACTGCGTCGCTATCTTCTGTCTGTTCGGCCATTGCTTTCGCGAAAGCCTCAGCTCGACGCATGTCACGTTTTTTGACACCAGCCTTTATATCGGCATCGTTTGACACTAAGAAATCAGACGCTGCAGACTTAAGAGCTTCAGTAATTCTGTTAGTATCTCCGCCGGCCTCCTTAAGGACACGCTCAACCCCGTGGGCGCTTTGGTATGCGAGATCGACAAGCACATTCATTTGCTTCTCGTTCAGCACAAGGCCCTCTCCGTATTTTCTTATTTGCTCATTGACATACTTGATACGGGTCTCTATACCAAGGTCAAGGAGCTTGTCAGCCTCTTCCCTGGTTAGCTTCATATCTTTAGTAATCTTTCGACCGTCCGGAAGATTCTTATAAAAGCCATAACCAATAGTATAGTAAGGCTCTCCTGCTAGTTTATACGCATCCTCTCTGAATCCTTCGTTCTTTTTGATGGTCTTCTTAAGGTCGTCAAAGTACTCTTTTGTAATATTTTGGGCACCAGAAGTAATGCGTCCCTGGAGCCGGCGAAGCTCCTTAAGAATAGTCGATATTCTTTGCTTAAATGACTCCGGGTCGAGAAAGTCTATAGCGGTAACATTGCCGTAGATTTCTTCTATTTTTCTGCGAGCCTCTCCTTTTCCGAGATACTTTTCAAACTCCTGGTACCTTTTGTAGATATCCTGAACGATCTTCAGTTCTTCTTTCAAAAGAGTCAGATCGGAAACACCTTTCTTTTTATCCATGGAAGAAATGTATCCAAACGTATCAAGAATCTTCTTGTAACCATCACGCCTGGCTTGTTCAACGGCAATTTCCTCCTCGGCTTGCTCCCTGTATTCAGCGGCAACGGATGACAAGGACGCTCTCATTTCCTTCAAACTATTAGAGCTATCCTTGTACGCCTTGTCAATCTTCGTGAGTGCTTTATAGATTGATTCGTATCCGCGAATGTCTTCCTCACCAATAAGGTTGATGGTTTTTTCACCAAGCTTCACGTCTTTTAACCTTGCCAAAGTATTTTGCCACGCGGTTTCAAACAGCGTATTTCCGAGCGGGTTCAAGTACCTCTCAAGCGTTTCTATACGCTTTGCGGTATTATCTCTCCTCTTGATGGCATCATCTCTTTTCTTCGCCTCATTATCAGCCTGTTCGCGGAGCTCATCATACATCTTCTGTTGTGACTTATAAAGCTCCTCGTACCTCTTGCCGTCGAGTATAGCTGCCGCCTTTGCTTCGGCTGCAGCCCATTCTTTATCCGCCTTTACGACCTCTTTATTATACTTTTCTAGGTCAGCCCTGGCAAGATTAAGGCTAGCAGTTGCCCTGTCCTTACTTTGCTGAAGCAGTGCTTTATTCCTGCTCTCAAGCAACGCAACATTCTTGTCCAGACTTTCATTCTCCAAAGTAATAGCGTCGGCGAGTTCCGGGAACAAAGAGATGAGGTTAGACATTGTCTTTTGAAGTTTGTCATTCTCCTCTGTCGTTCGCTCCTTTTTCGACGCAAGATCTTTATACCGGTCGATAAGTTTTTCGGCCCTGTTGAACTTCTTTGTGGACTGCGATACGTCTTCTATGCTCTTATCGAGTTCATCAAACGAAGTAGTAGTCTCCTTTGTTTTTGTGTTCCAGAAAGAAAACAAAGAAACCAAGCCGAATACAGCCCCCGCAACAGCAGCATACGGGTTTGTGAGCATAGCAAGTCTTAATCTCGCAAATGTTTTCGCCAGGAACCCATTAGACGCTGCCAGGGCAGCATTTGACTTTAAAAGCATCCTTGAAGCACGAGCCTCACCAAAGAAACTAATTGCAGTCTTGCTTACGCCAGCCTGCTTAAGCTGCTCCGTGCTAAGCAACTCGTAGTTAGACTTAACAATCTCTTTATTCCTACGATTCACAAGCTTCGCTACGACGGTATAAGAAGCCCAGGCGTAACCCAAAGCCTCAATGACCTTTGGAACAAGATTGATATTCTGTGCTAGAATGTTCAGGATATCCAGGACAAGTTTATTTTGCCATTCGAAGGTTTTTGTCTCACCGGCAGTTTGCAGGCCAATATCAAACGCGTCCTTGAGTTTCTCCCAACGGCCTTTAAGCGTTTCGGCCTGCCTCTCCTGCATTTCATAGAACATTCCTCCTTTTTCCGTTAAGTCCTCGAATATTTCCGCAATGGCAGAGAACGGAACGGCTCGCTCTGAGATTAACTTAAACACGTCGGCCGTCGAGTAGGTCGTCTTATTGAGCTCGCCCATTTTTTCAGCAAGCAATTCAACAAGAGGAATACCGGCTTCCGTAAATTGGCGCAATTCCTGTCCGCGAAGCACGGAAGCTGCGCGAACCTGACCGAACGCCAAAATAAGGCGATTCATATCAACGCCAAGTCCGGCAGATATATCCGCAAGGCGCTGAGTTGTATCGAACAGATTCTCCTGCTCAATACGATATGCGGCCAGTTGCTTTGTGTACGTCACGAGGTCCTTAATACGGAACGGAGACTCGATTGCGGCAGCCTTGATCTGTTCAAATAGCTTTGCTCCGTACTCCTCGTCCTGGATAAGGTGACCGAGTGCGACGCGCTGATACTCCAACTCGCCGGTCACATCTCGAATCTGCTTCGCAAGCCTGAGTACGCCAAACAGGGAGACGTACGTAGAGGCCATAGTAGACAGGTTGCTCAATATAGTGGACTGCGCAGTGAGCCCGCCGTTGAGAGCCTGTATCTGAGCACGGACACCCTCCAAATCAGCCTGAAGCTGCTTGTATTTTCTCGAACCAAACGTAGTCTTGTTTAGCCTGTCGGACAAAATCCTCTCCTGCTCCTGAAGAACGCGCATGGTCTTAACCGTCGAGTTAAGGATTGCATTCTCGTAGCGGCGAGACTGGATGCCTTTCTGGCGAAGGTTGTTTATACGTTCGAGTTCCTTTCTTTCCGCCTCTGCTGCTTTTTCGGCTTCCCTCCTGCGCTCTTCGGCCGCCCTCTTTGCATCCTGAACTCGCTCAACTTCTTTTTGGTGAAGCTGGCCAAGTGTCTGCGCTTCTGTTTCGAGAGCCTTTATCTCTTCCTCATACTTTCTTCTTATTTCGCTGCCCTCGGCAGACTCCCGCTCGGAGGCCGTCATGCTGTTCCAAAGCTCGTTGAGTTCTGCTATTCTAGCATGGTATCCGTTTACGCTGTTTGACAAACGCATAGACTCCTGTTCGATGCGCTTGTAGTATTCCTGCATCTGAAGGAGCTCGATGTTAGTCCTCGAGAGGTTTTCTATGTGCTCGGCAGTGTTAATACCAACGGCGTTCGACAATTTTTGCTGTGTCTGTTCTAGCGCCAGAACCTCTTTCTTCGCCTCGACAATTTGCTCTTTGAGCCTGTGGTATTCTTCGGCAAAAGAAAAATCTCCACCGCCGCCCTCAGACCAACGGAGTTCCTGAATGGTATTAATTTCCTTCTCGAGTCTCTGTAGCTCTAAAATGGCCCGGTTGATGGTTGGGCCTAAATCAAGCTTTTGGCCGATTTTAGACCATTCCGCGCTCTCAAGCTCACGGTACCACTCATTAAGCGCCTCAAGCTCAGCATTAAAGTCTTTTATGCTCGTGTTGTCTACCCGTATTTTTACGGCGTTCTTATCGACAGCGTCCTGTAGCTGCTTCATGTCCTGGCGGATTCTTTTAGCAGCATCCTCGAACGCACCGTCTATGTCGATTACTACCGGTATTTCAACTGCCATAACTTAGTCCTCCTTCATTTGTTTTATAATGTGACTTTGTATATCTTCGAGCGACTTCTTAGCCCCGGTTCCAACCCCGAACATGCTCAGGATTCCCTGGACCTCTTCATCACTCTTAATTGTGTCTTCCCAATCGACAACGGGCGCCGGCTTGTCGACCTTCTCGAAGTCGTAGTCGAAGTAGCCCTTGTCAAGAAGCATCATCGTTACATAATTGACGGAATCAACATACCAGTACCGGAACCACGCCCAGAAGCAGTAATTACCGTATACATTCTTAATCCGTTCATTATGCTCCGATTCCGCAAACGCCGACCCTACTTGCTTTCCTCCTTTGTCCCCAAAGCGTCCGTCTCCAACATATTCATTACGCTTTCCAGCCGCTCTAGCTGCTGCCTGGCGACTTCGCCAACCGGTCTCATATAAAGCTCGCGTTCCTGCTTTGAGATATCCCAGTTGGCTTTGGAAAAACCCAGGTCCGCACTGACGAGTCCCGCCTCGTTTATCTTGAAGGTTGTCTCGTTTCCACGGAGCTGCAGGATGTTCCATTTCAGCCAGAACAGGCCCGGTATGAATAAGGCCCAGTTCCCGAGCAGGTAATAGGCGGCCTTCTTAGAATGGAGGGAATACAGCTTCTTGGTTATCTTCTTTGCCTCCTTCTGAGAAACGCCCTGTTTACCACGGCCCTCGAGGATCTGAGCCTCCTGTTCCAAAAGAGCTATTCTCTCCTTCACGGCCTGGGCCACCTGCCGGACCTTGTACTTATGCCGGCCCACATAGACCGTGCAAGGTGCGCCGACAATAGTGTCATAGGCGCCCTGCAGAAACTTTTCGGTTTTTTCCATGCGATTAAATTAAAAAAGGGCGGGCGATTAGGCCCGCCCCGTTCGGTTTAGGATAGCATTCCGTTAAGCGGACTCGTACTTGAGTTCGCCCTCCAGGAGGATGCCGGTCTTGAGGTAGGAGGTATCCACCTGCTCAGCCAGGACAACAGCGTGGATACGGTACAGACCGTCGCTGAGGGACAGGTTCGAGGTGATCTTGGCCTTGGGATAAACCCAGGCGCGTTTCTTCTCCTGGTCGGCGACCAGAATAGGAACGGTGAACACGGGCAGGTCCACGCCGAAGCCGACGGCGGAGATGGTTGCTCCAAGGAACGCAGGAGAACCAAGGTTGGCGGAGGAGATGTCGGCGGCCTTCATGAACTTCTTCATCATGTTCGCGCTCGTAGAGGCGATGTCGAAGGAGAAGCTCAGGGTGCCGGCAGTCACCTTTGCGGTGATGAGGTTACCCTGCTCGTCCAGAATCTGGTCGGTGGAGACATCTTCGCCCTCCCAGGAGGTGGAGTCCTGGACAATCTGGCCCAGGGACTTAGGGTTAGCGAAGTCGGCGAGCTTAGCGGTGCTATAGTCGCTGACGGCATCGAAGATGATAAGGTCGCCCTGTCCTACAAAGGGAACAGTTGCGGCATCAATTTTGTCGATAACAGTTGCCATAGTTTTTTATGGTGTTACGGGTTTATTGAAATTGTTGTTGGTTGTCCACCTCAAATTGAGGCTAGTGATAGAGTATCCCGAAGTAATATTCGGTGTCGTGGGAGTTATGAACTGCTGGGGGTCGTATTGGTATACGTAATTTTCCGTTATGATGGGCTCGTATCGCTCGTCTCCCGAGCCAGAACCGGAGCCGCCACCCACAAACTGGTCGTTTACCTGTTTGAGGATTTTATCGACGCGCTTCTTTTTTACGGACCCGTCGTTATTGAGCTTGCTATAGAGACTTACCGCCAGAAAACCTTTCGCAAAGTCAACATCCATACCTAAACCCATAGGGTTTCCGTTCTGCATGATGACAATGAAGTCATCCGGGACCTCATTGGTCGGACGCTCCCAGTCGCCATAAACTGTGACCGGCTTCTTGTCCTCGCCGACAGTGACCTTTCCCTGCAGGAATTCCCGCAGCTCAACGTCCGGCTGTATGGATGATGGATTAAACATCGTTTTACTTAGTCCTATATATTCTCGTTCTGAACCCTTCTGCTTTCGTGTAGAAAAAGTCTTCTACGGATGCGGCAAAGTCTGCATTTAGCTCCCACTCGAAATCGAGGTGGCGCGGCATGTTATTGACTTTCTCCGCATACGGCACGGTTACGAAAATCGAAGCAGACACGCCAGGAAGGAACCTTATAACCCTCGAAAGCGACCCGATAGACGACATCGCAATAGCGCTGCCATTTACGACGTTTCCATCATCGTCTTTCTGTAGGCGGGTTGCACGCGTAGGCATGTAACAGGCCGAAACAATATGACGGCTGTCTGAAACAACGCCGACAACGCTATCGTGGAGTTGGCCGGTATACCATGGATGCTCCCTATCACCACCAAACATCTGGGCGCCAATAAGTATCCATGCACTGCTGTTTCTTGCTTTAGAACGGCGGATACTCGGTGCGATTGTCGTTGAGTGCGGCCACTTTGAATCCATCTCAAGGATTGCGTCCTTAACAGATTCGGACATCCAGCCACGGGCCCATCCAGTAAGGTGTTCAGACGCATCGGCGAGAGCGGTCGTAAAACCCTTCACGACCTTTCCCTTCCAATGTACGTCTTTAACCCTTGCCATTCTCTAGTCTCCCTGTGCCTGCTTGAGTTCAATTCTCGTGACCTGTACGTTTTCCCTCCAGGGCATGTTGATATCGCGCACAATCTTTACGATGGATGAAACCTCACGTCCAAATTCGGTCGTCACTTTCACCGCATCATTGATGTTCACGATAACATCTACGCCGGGAAGGAATACGGTAGGATTCCTGGTCGTGAAGATTCTCGTATAACTGGTACCGCCCTCCTCATAGAGGCACGGACCGTCATAGATCGTCTCGGGATTGACCGGGTTGTCCCACTCGTCCCTTCCGCCGTTATCCCTAGTGATAACGCAATGGTCACGGAAATCAATGAACTCTAACATCTGTGCTTACTTCTCAAAGAGCTCATATCTACAATTTCGGTAGACACCTCGTCAGCCTCGGTTTCCCATCCCCACTTCTGTCGGAGGGCATCACCCATGGACTTGAACCGAGCGCGGTCTGCCATAGTGATGGTGTACCCTCCTCTAGAAGAGCGGACGTCTCCGACCTGCTCGGAGTGCCCACCGCCAGCAAAAACTCCCAACACCGAATAGTAGATTGTCGAAGAGGCATAGTCTAGCCGTTTCTGAAAATCCTCATCGCCATCATAGTCCTCTTCGTCCTCGTCAAGGTCAAGCCTCTCCAGCCCTACTTCAATCGGACTGCGGGCAGCCCTGGCCAGGACACTGGTTTGCAGGTCGAGGCCGGGAACTAAACTACGCAGATACTCTTCGACAGTCATAACTACTTCGTGTGAAGGATTACCATATCACTAGGACGGGTAGGAACGGCCAGCACGGTCAGTTCGGACACCCAGTCCTGATACTTGGTACGAGGGTCGTAACGGTACTCGATGAGGCCGTGACCTTCGAAGATGAGGGCGCTGATAGCGCTGGGATCGGGACGCAGGGGCACCACGTTGAGGCGCATTCCGACAGGGCCGGAAGGACGTACCAGGTAGGTGTTCTTGCTGAAAGCTGGAAGAGTGCTGATGGTCAGCTTCTTGTTGCTCTTGTCCCACTTCTCAACGCCGCAGACGGTCTTGTTGAAGATCACCTCGTCGGCGTTGATGGCACGCTTGAAGGCAGCCTTGATGACATCGTCACCGGAGGCCTGAGCCACAGCGGCAGCAGCGGCCTTGCCGTCTGCACCCACACCTGCATACTTGATGAGGTCGGGGGAGATGGCGTAACCGAGGGCTACCTGCCACTTGGAGTGCTGCATATCCTCGAAGAAGGAGGTCTCGTTCACCTCGACGGTGACGGGAGCACCGTTCAGCTTGTCGTGCAGGTCGCGTACGCGCTTCTTGATGTCGTTCACGGGATCGGATTCGGAGCCTTCCACGGTCTTTTCGGCGTCGGTGAACCAACGCTTGTCGCCCTGGAGGGTCACGATCTGGCCGGCCGGAATCTGGGCGGAGAAGGTGACGTTCTGGATACCGCGAGGGTTATTGGCGTCGGTCAGGGTGACCTTGCCCTCAGACTTCATCTGGCCTACCTGGTAGGACATGGAGCCGATGTGGGCGTTCTGGATTTCGGACAGACCGCCGAAGAGGAGGTCGGCCAGATAATTCTTCACGCTCTCTGCGGGGCTCTCGTTCCGGAAGGAAGCGGCAATCTGCAGGTCCTTGAGGACCATCAGCTGCTTGCGGTAGTCGTTCTCGCCGAGTTCCCAGCGAGCCTTCTGGCGAGGGATGGAGCCTTCGAGGGTGTTGAAACCCTTGGTTCCGAGAGGAATCGGATCGGAGTTCAGGTCCACATAGGTGGCCATCACGGAGATCTTCTGCTCGGCCTCGAGCATCTTGTAAGTGAAGTCAATCTGAGGAATGCCCCACTCTTCGAAGCCGATGATGTTCAGGTTCTGGTTTTCGCGGCGCGAGAGAACCTGCTTGTAATATGCCATAAAGGCATCTGCACTGGTGATGCCATTGGAGGCCATCAGAGTGTCAAGTCCAAGATACTGATTCATAGTTCTACTCGTTTACGAAAGTGATGTTGGTGAGATAGGGCTTGTACATGGCCGGGATAGCGGCGATGCGGTCAGCGAGGACCTGGCCCTTGGTTACTACGGTGCCAGTGGCGCCGACATTGCCGATGGTCACGTCCTCATAGAGGAGGCCGGTAGGCATAGCGGCGGCCTTATTGGAACCGGCAGCGACGGCCATCACGAGGATGTCGCCGTCGGACAGAACGCCGAGAGCGTTGGCCTCAATGGTGAAGGTGTACTCGCCTTCATGGTCACCGGAGCCTACGGAAGTCACGGCGGGGAGCTTGAGAGCCTTGGCGACGACATTGCTGGAGTTCGGCTTGCCGACGATGAGGTCCTTAGCGGGCTGAACGGCGCCACTGACGGACTTCAGCACAACGGAAGTGTCGGTAGCGGCAACAGCGCCGACCACCTGGAAGGTTTCGAGGACAATAGCCTCGCCACCCACCTTGGGCACGTACACGGGGGTACCGATAGGAATGACGGAGCCGACTTCCTGGTTGTTCAGAGTGCAGCCAGCAGTGTAGAATTCGTCCACATGCAGCCAAATCGGAACCTTACCAGCGGGGTATTCCTTCGTTCCCTGATTGAAAGAGTTTCCGTACTTTTTCATGGGTAACTGTTTCTAGGTTAAACTACTTGTTTTCTTCGGGCAGCTTTCCGGTATCCTGGAAGTGCTTAACCTGGTCCGAGAAGTCGAAATTGCCATTATGGCCGCTTCCCTCCTCAAAAGGCTTCGTTGCATCCGTACCCTTACGCTGCACGTAGAGGTTAAAATACTCGGTAGCCTTACCAGTGAGCTCTTCCTGAGACATCTTGCTGCCACCGGCCTCGTTCAGTTCATGAGCACGTTCCCATGCGTCATTAGCCTCTTCCTCGAACTTCGTTGTCCACTTGTTCTCGAAGAATTTGGCCTTTGCTGCAGCGATCGCTTCGCGTCCTGAAATCTGGGCCTTGTAAGCATCGAACTCGTCCTTCACGGTCTTTACGGCCTCTGCGGCGGCGTCCTTAACCAACTTTGCAATGGCCTCTGCGGTCAGAGGCGTCTGCTTGTTGGGGTCAGGGTCCGGGTCTGGGTCGGGGTCCGGGTCGGTTTTGTCCGGATGCTTTGCCTTGTAGTCTTCAAAAGCACTCTGGGCTTCGGTCCTCTTGGTGATTTCCTGGTCCCGATGCTTCATCAGCTCCTCGGCAATCAGCCTCATAGTCTCTGCATCCGTGAGGACGGTTTCAACCTGAGACTCTTCTGTGACCGTCTTTTCTCTCGCTGAGGCAATCCGGTCGATAGCCTCATTGCTTAGCCCGAAACGCTTGATTTCAGATTTCGCCCTAAGCCCTTCAACGATTTTTTCTTTGAACATATGTTAACAGGTTAAGAATTGCCTTTTCGTCGCAAAAATAGCAAAAAATCTTATAAAACAAAAAAGTTTGGCCCAAAATTTGCTATGGACCAAACCTTTTCTATTGTTCCGCTATTGATTTGCCAGGGTTGTTGTTGTCGATATTTGGCTCGTCCGGGTTCTTTGTTTCGGCCTTCTTATCGATTTCCCACTCCCATTCCTTCTGCACCTGCTCGTAGTCGCCCTTGTACTGGGAGCCCATCTCGTTCATGGCAGCCTTCCTGGAGAGGATTCTGGCGTACACCTTCGCCGTAATCATGTCAATCTGCTCCTTCTCGTTCTGCGGCAACCACACTTTCTGCCAGACGGACGTTACGATATCGTCGTACTTCCCGATTTTACCCTCTGCCTTGCCAGCAAGGACCTTCACGACCTTCACCATCTGGCGGACCGGCTTATTGTAGTAAATCCACCTGGACATGCACCACTCAATCTCGGGCCGGAACAGAATCTTGATGGCAGTACTGGAGTCAGCCCCCTGCTTCATGATTTCGGGGCTTATGATTACGGACTGGGATGCCCTGAGGATATTTTCGTTGAGCTCCTTGAAATGAACCGTAGCGATATTACTAGCGTCTGCAGGACTCTCGAACTTCACATCGCTATGCGCAAGGGCGTCAGCGGTGCCCTTGATCGCGATGGTCTTACCGTTCATCTCAGACGGCGGCAGGCTAGTCGTCTTCTCGGCCTTAAGGACCAGGAGAGGGAATGCGCTATCCTTAACCTCATTCGCAACATAGGACGCGGCGTTCTCATGCTGCTCGATTGTCAACTCCACGGGGCCCCATGAGACGTCGGGAACCCTGAAGTAGATGAACTGGCACAGGTCGGACCCGCACTGTGCGGCCTTCCTATTGACAAGGACATATCCATCTTCGGTCTGCTCGGCATCTGCCTGCTTCACAAAGCGGCGCCAGAGCTTCTCGAAGTAGGGCAGGTCTTCCTCGTTCTTCGGGTCAGCCTTAACCCACTTCTCAATGTACTTCGTGGAAATCACGTCGCACATCGGCTTGCCGGCCTTCATGTAGGTAATGTAGTAGACCGGCTTCCCGTTTTCGTCCAGCTGCGGGTAAATCGTGTGCCCCTTCTCGTAGGCGTATACATCCCACTCGATATCTCCGTCGGCCGTCTGATAGAAAAGGATACCGGCGTCGCCAGCACGCTCGGTATAATGGACCGCCTCCGTGAAAGCATCTCGGAGACCGATGCGGTCCATCCAGGAAGATAACTCCTCGAACGTGTCGAAATCGGTCGTCTCGTTACAGACCTGGAAGCCTCCGTCGCCGGTCAAATGCGCCACCTTGTTTCCGCAGATGAACTGCTGCCAGCCGAGAGCCACGGATTCGAGCTCATCGTATCCGTCAATCTCCCATTTCTCCTTTCCGTTAGCGTCCTTCTCGCCGGTCGGTTTCCAGATGGGACGGGTCGACTGATACCTGGAATTGATAGGGTGGGCCGCCGGAGACAGCTCGTTCAGAAAATCAGAGGCGAAAAGCTGTACGTACGAGTCTTCGCGGCTCGTATTAACATACGGCTTGTACCCAAGGGCAAACCTCGCCTCCGAGTTGTCCGGGTGGACCCTTCTAAGCCAGGGGTCCTTCTGGAAGTTTACTGAAAGTTTCATAGGTTATCGCGATTTTTATCCTACCCACACGACCGAGCGTCCCCGGCCATGACTGTTATAATTCGTAAATAATCCGGAATAAGCATCGTCGTCAATCTCCGGAGACGGCTGTTTCTTCGGGCGGGCGTCGAGGTCCCAGACCATACGAAGCGCCATAGTATCGACGATGTTGGAGCTGGCGTGGAATCGCGCAATAAACTCAGATTTGCTCCTATAATAAATTTTCCCGAGTTTAACGAGCCTTCTAAAAATGAAACTCTCGTCACAAAGTACATCGACGAGCCTCCGTCGCTGTCCCTTCTTGCCGTATGGAATGGTCATATCCAGGTCCATCGTTGTCGAAATCTGGTTAGTCTTTAGCGCGACCTCTAACTTGCCAAGGAGCTGCGAACGAACGTTAAAGTACCTCTCCAGCAATATGTTATTTCCCTCAGAATCGTACTCTTGGATTGGCGTCTTATTCGCAGTAATGGGCCACCCATCCGTATAAGCACGAAGATAGTTTCCGAGACCGGTCCCGTCAAACGCCAGATTTCGCTTTGGGATATTATACTTTTCCAGGTTCATTGCTATCCAATCGACAAGTTGTTTCGGGTCGCCACGGAAAAACTCTATGCCGACCATCGTGTGCCCCTTCCATGCGATAAAGGGACAGTCATCGGAATCGTCATTACCTCCAGAGACATCAAGGGTCGCATACATCGTCTCATCATCATCGTATGGCGCGATCTGGATATCCCGCATCATCTGCTTCGATACCGTTTGCTCCTCATTCTCTATTTCGCCAAAGTACGCTTCCGCCAGCACGGAACGCTGCGTTCCGCCAACATTGTGCAAATTAGCAACAGACTGCCCCTTCGTAGCCGCAACAAGCTTTCTATTCCCGGCGGCAGAGCCGGAGAATAACGCGAAGGACTTAACCATATCTTCGGGTCTAAGCCCTGCGGCAATGTCATCCTTATTCAGTTTGATATTTGCTGCGGCGACAACCTCTTCTTTTGAATCCCCCCAGACGACAGACTGCGGTGTGTTCCCCTGAATATAGAAGTAGCGAATTTTGCCCTCCATTTCAGGCTTAATATACCAGGTTTCGGTATCAATATAACCGCCACAAACAAGCCATTCGGTTGTCCAGTGATTGTGCTCCGGGTTATACGTAAGCAACATTTGTGGCTCGATACCCGAGTTATCTCTGTTTCGCGAAAAAATATAGGAAAACATTGAAAATGAGCGGATTGCGGTGCTTTCGTCTATCCCGATGAAACTTGCTTGTTGCTTCTTAATATACTCGACAAAATCGCTCCACTCCGTTTCGGCATTGAAGTTTGCGTGGATCATCTGGATGCTATTGTTCCATTTCGGCCACGCGAAAGTCGGGAGTTCGCCTGTGGTAACTTCGCAATTCGAGAACTGACCCCAGCACAAACTGGCATCTCGAAACATCGAAGAACCCTTGGCGCTATCAAGTTTGCGGACATTGATAAGACGGCCCGTGTAATTCTGAACACCAACACCTTTCAATGCGGACAGGAAGATACTGAAGCTTTTGCCACTCGTAGCCTGGCCTACGGCCATAATAAGATTTGCAGAGCATTTACAGATATCCTCCTGCATACCTTCCTGCGGAATGAGGTCTATCCCGTCCCGAAGCGTATAATCCCCAACGCGGTCAAACCCCTTGGATTTAACCGTCGGCAATTCCCGCGTGACATGCTCGTAAAGCGGCGGGAACGGAGCGTGATTGGGACGAAGTTTGAACATTTTACCAATTTGATGCAAAGATAAAAAATACTTGCATAATTTCAAACTTCAAAGGACAAGAGTGCATTGTAGACTCTTTCTGATATTTTCCCGTCTTTGAAATATTCGTTTGCGACTCGAATTATTTCTCCTTTTTTTATTTTCTTGTATTCGGCAGATGCGTCTTCTGCTGTCTTAAACAATCCAACATGAATAGTCCTTTTCTGGCATTTTAATCTTACAACATAGGGGTTCTTCTTGCTCCCCGAGTAACAAACGCCAACTGGCAAGTTGTCCTTGCGTTTAATATTTAGCCCAGAAATTAGAAGGTTAATTTCTCTCGGAACAAAACAGCAATACTCTGGGCAATAAACACGATTACCTTGCTTCAATATATCTTTATCCAAATCATAACCGGGTATAGAATTCTTTTCAAACCATCGCCTGAAACAAGAAAAATATTTCCATTCGTCACAGATTGAGCAGCCAACATATGCCGGATAGCGTTTCCCTCTATTTGGCTTATAGCACCGCTCGATGATACCGGCCCATTTCCTATATGCCGGTGTTCTCGTAACCCCAAATTCGTCGTTTATTCCAACACCGTAAAGCGGCCTCCTCCTATCTCCCTTCCATCCAGGCTTATTTTTTGTCTGCGGTCCGCGCCTTCTTAAAAAATTATAAGGCCATATATCGAACTCGCCGTCCATCCCGACTACATGAATCTTCTTCGTCATCCCCTCATATTCGATTAGGTCATAATTATACGCATCCCCATTTACGGCTTTTGCTCTCTGAATAAATTCCTCTCTTGTTAATCTCTTCCAAGGCATAATACTACAAAATACCCCACAACTTTCGGCGGTGGGTCCAGCACGCGCCTACTCGTTGTGGGGCTTTAGGTTTCTATCTGTGGTAACTGGACCTTACCGTACCACAAAGATAGGAAAAGATTTTGGATTTTCCAAACTAAATCGGATCCGCGCTGCCAGGTGCAGCCTGATCAAGCGTCCAAGACCAGCAGTTTAGGTCGAGATAGTAATTCCCGTCTTTTCCCCGAACACTGCCGTCAAATTTAAATGTTCCCGTCGCGCCAATCGGGATGCGCTCAAATTCTTCCGCCTTGTTCATATTCGACAGGAGAATATCCTTAGGGTATTGCCCGTCCTCATAACGGATTACCAACTGCGCCCTTTTCCAGGGGCCTCTAGATGAAACGCCCGTCTTTGATGCGGGCTTCTCTAAGACTCTTCCTTTAATTTCCATATAATATAACAAAAAAGTTTCATAAAAAAGGCGGCTACTATTCTTCACCGCCCAAGAAGCAATGGACACGACTATTCAGTCGGATTTTCTTCTGCAAGTTCCGTGCCATCGGATTCTAACTCTGGCACAAAGATAGTAATATTTCTGTTTCCTGTTTTAATAGCGTCAAGATTTTTCTTGTATTTGCCTTGGCGAAAGTCTGCGCCCTTATTCTCTATAATTATGTTTATATCGTATCCTCTCTTTAGTTGATGCGATAGAGTTTGATATTTTAGCCCAGTCGCCTCGCATACATCCAAAGCGGGAATTCTCGCCCCCTTATAGAATAAAATTATACTTGTTCGCTTATTACTGCCCTGTTGTCTTGGCGTCGCCCACCTACAGTTCTCTGGGCAATAATCTCCTTCATTATCTATTCTATCAAGAGTATATTCAATACTCGGTCTCGGCCCCATATCATTTAAGAAGTTCTCGAACCCCTTATTCTCTGGAAGCCACCTGTCGCAAACTTTTATTCCTCTTCCGCCATAATGCTTATAAGAGTTGCGTGATTTGTTGTAGCACCTTGTGAGCATTGAGGACCATAAACCATATAGAGGGTGTTCGGATAAAGTTTGTTTAAATTCCTTTGACGCCGATTTTCTGCGGCAAGAATGCTTTTGAATATACGCAAGATTTTCTTTCTCAAGGCATCCGCAAGAGCGGGTGTTCCCGCTTACAAGATTCGAGTATCCAGTAATAGATTCTTTACCGCAATCACAAATACACCGCCATAAAGACCTATCGTTATTTCGCCCAACATACTTTAATGCAACAAGACGGCCGAATCTTTTCCCAGATAAATCAACAATGTTGTCCTTCGGAAAACAATCAGCACAACACGTAGAATTTCCGATATGATCATTACGCATTTCGTAAATTTTCCCACATCGCATACACTGACAACCGTAATATGTTGCCCTGTTCTTTCGATACTTGGGGCCTACAACAAGGATATCCTTGTATCGTTCCCCGATAACAATATCTCTTACTCTCATTTGAAAACAAAGCGCCCTGAACTTTCAACGGAGGGACGAGCTCGCGCCTACTAATCCAGGGCTTTATGTATCTAAATAGCTATCTCGTCCATAGCAATACAAAGATAGCAATTATTTGTTTATTCCACAACTTTTTGTGGGATATCTAGCATTTCCTCGTTTTTGAAATGTACGCCATTTTCCTCGCCATACTTTTTGTATCGACAAAATTGGCATTCGTCTTCACAGTTCTCTTCAACAAACATCCTATACCTGCAGCCGTCCAAACAAGATTGAGGAATATACCTTCTCGGCTGCTCTTCTACCTGCTCTTCCGCGTCGAGGAGACCGACTTTGTCCATAAGTTTGAGAACATATTCAGGGTCATCTGCCTGGTCAATATTTTCAGCTAGTGACATGGCAAACTCTGTTGCTCTGGTCTTTGCGCGAGCCTTCCTTTCCTCGAGCGTGCCTGTGCAGACCGGCTCCTTTTCCTTTCGCTTCTGGTTAACCAGGTCCTCCAGAGTCGTCCTGTACGCCGTGAGGTATTCCTTTACCTCGGCCCTGGCATAGAACTGCTTGATGGTCTCCTTCACTACGGCCCTGGCCCTTGATTCTGCCATATCTGGCCGAGCGAAAAGGATAAAGGCATCCTCTTTGGAGCAACCAGAGAGGACCAACCATGTGAGACAGGTCTGCTCGCCCTGGGTGAGACTCGAATTGAATCCATCCGGCCGCATCGGTATGATAGTGTTTTTAGGCATGATGCAAAGCGAAGTATTCGCCAACGATAATTTTAAATTGTTCTAAACTGCGGCAGACCCGATAAGCGTATCCCTGCGACTCGACGAGCTTTTGCCAAGCTATCTGGTGCTCTGACTGCCGGCCCTTCTCGTCCTTGTATTCGATGCAAAGTCCATGATATGGCCCGCGAGGGATAAGCATAAGCGTGTCAGATACGCCATGATATACACCCATAGACCTGCGGATAGCGCCGGTGATTGCGTTTGAGTCTGCCCGGTTGTTTTCGTTCGGTACAGCAAAATAGAGGCCTCGATACTGCGGGTAAGTGTTCCAGAAATGCTGATAGCATTCTGCCTGGATTTTTCCCTCTGGCATCGAATGGCCCCGCTTCTTAGGCCGCTCCGGAGTCTCTAATATCATTTCACCAGCTCGGCGTGATTGCTCCACCACTTGGCCATGGTCTCGTTTCCAGCAAGATAGTGCTCAAAACAAAGACGGCAGCGATCCGTAAATTCGTCGTAATTGCCTTTCTTGCAATCGCGGATGACCTTCTTCAGCTCCTTTTCAGTAAGGCTCTGTGCGTACTCCAGCGGAGTGCCGGTAAATTCAAGTCTCATATTATCACGATTTTTCGCAAAGATAGCAAAATTATTTGGAAGAGAAAATGCGGCGGGGTCTCAATGATTGGCATATCAGAACTTGATTTCTATCGTTGTTACCCATCGGCCGTATGTTTCTTTCTCCTCGTAAATATGCACCTCAGCCTTGGTGCCATATTCCTTCTCCAACTGCTCATGCAAATCGGAGAATGCTTTCTTGTATTCTAATAGTGTCATATTAGAATTCGATTGTTACGCTCGTGACAAGAGGAACTCCTTCTGGAAGCATATCAAGATTCTGTTCGATATGCACAAAATGAACCACACCGTGCTCCTTCTGCATCTCCTCGAGAAGGTCGAGGAACTTGCCTTTGTATTCATTGATGGTCATAACTCTGTTTTTTAACTGTGAATGAGGCTTCTTTTATCTCAAGTCTATAATTCTTTTGTAGTGCAGGTATCTTTCCGGGAATCCCCGGGAAAAACTCTGTGTGAATCGCTACGTGATTTCCGGAATCAAGGATCTCGTCAAGCAGCTTGTGCATTATCTCTCGGTCTGTCATATCACTCAAATATAGTTCATTATATCCGGGTTCTTCCCCTTCTTGACAATCCGCTCTATCTCACGGCGAGTCCTGCGGTCAAAGGTGCTCCACCAGTCTCCGATGGTCGCGTCCTTGAACGGCTGGGCCTTGTATTCTTCGATGGTCATAGGCTATCAATGGGTTTGGGTTTATGCAATTTAAGCCTTATAATATACTCGTCGCCGACCTTTTCTGCCGGTACGACATCCCTTATTTCTTTGCTGGCCTTTTTATATCTCAGCCAAATTCTCCACCTAAATATCGGATTTCTTTTCGCCTTCTGGTTTACATATTCTGCGTGCATATCGGCAAGGAATCTCCACGCAGAATTCAGCCCATCAGCGAACCTAAACTCGTGACTTTTGCGTGCCTCCCATTCCCTGAGTTGAATTTCAGCCAATACCGAATCCAAAACGTCAATTGTTTTATCTCTAAGTAGTTTCATTTCTGTCTCGGTTTTAATACGGGAAACTTCTCGTCATCCAATTCCTTCTTCACAATGTAACTCGGCAGTTCTATATCCGGCCATTGCTCGAAGAGAAAGAGCCAGCAGTCGCATATTGTTACTGGAATGCCACGGTAGTAGTTGCCTAGGCCGAGCCGTTCCATCTGTATCTGCGGATGCACATGCACACCAGACTCGTCAGCGGACTGCAGCCAGTATTGCAAACATTTGTGTATCATTTCTCGTATTCGCTTTTCTTGGGACTATTCCGTCTAATCTCGATGCCCATCACAATTAACCATGTCTATCAATCCATACTCCGCCGATTTGAGCCCATCATACGCATTGCTGCGGCAGGTGTCTTCAATCGTCGATAGATTCTCCCACTTTATGTTTTGCAGGAGAATTCGCGCCGACTCAATGTGAGACTGCGCCTTCTTTACTCTATTTATGTCTGCTTGTCTCATAACCGTTACACCTGCAAATCCCGTGCCACTAAAACAGTTTCGGTTCCGAAAATGCCTGCTCCTTGCCGAGGATGAAGTCGCAGATGAAGTTGCGTGCGTAGTCGGGGGAAATCATGGACCTTTCCTCGTTGCAGACTCCCGGCTTGGCCCTCATCTTTGCCTTCATTATAGTCTTCTGCCTCTTGTCTCTCTGCTCCGTAAATCCGTACGTAGGGGCGCAATTCACAAACCAGTAACCAGTCGGTTTGACGTAATAATCCCCGCGCGTCATCCTATTTTTGTCTATAATCGTAGGGCGGATGAAGTTATTTTCAAGATATGTCATTCCGCTGGAATTATAAGGGTTTTCAATTATAAGGCGGAGTCCCCTGGATGAACACACTGCGACAAATTCCATCAGCGTGTAAAAGAAGGCTTCCCTCTGCTTTGCAAATTCTATATTTTGACGCATAAGTTCGTGCAGGGGCTTCCCTTTTTGTCCGATATTCACTCCCAAAAAATAGAGCGTTTTAAAATCGCAGAAATGTATACAAGGGAAAAACGCCATAATTAAATCATCGTAAGTGATTGAATCAAAAACACTTTGCCACCCCCCCCTATATGCTTTTTCTATCTCCGCGAACAAATCTATCTGATAATCCGTCTCGCCGAAGTTGTTTTGGATATCCAGGTCAACCGCGTCGTATCCGAGCTTCTTAAACTCATTCTTAAAGGTGCCGCTCTGCTCGAACATGCACCAAACCTTTCCTTTTATCTCCATACTCTAAAGCAGTTTCGGCGAGGAGTCCGCATCGCTCACTTTATCTTTAACGCTACGGAGCCAGACAAGGTCTGTTCTGTCACGCTTTCCGCGGACCCATCGTAAATTGGACACATTGTCATTAGTAAGGCACCCATCAATATGCTCAATACAAGAAAAACCGCTCGGATTCGGGATGAAAGATTGCGCTACAATTATGCAAATCAATTTCCTGTAGGCAATTCCATCCTTTGTCATATTTATCCCCCTAAATCCCCGTTTTGTAGTATAACCCTCCATTATTCCTAGCCGATTCGTAGACAGAAAATTCATGCTTATTACTTCTCCGCGTTTATTAACCTTATATTCGCCATGAAAACCACGCACATCGTGTAATTCGTCTGTCATAAACTCGAATTCCCTCCTAATATTGTTTGGGTGGTGTTCTTCATCGCAATACCTCCATACATAGCCGCCAGCGGTTCTAAATTTCCCCCTCGCGCAATTGATGATTGATAATCTCTGTATACCAGTTGTTTCAGAGGCATCCTTAATAGAAAGAAACGAGGCCAATTCATCCCCGCGAAGAGAGTATTGCTTAACCGGTCTTGCGTGATGAAGAGAATATCTATCGAAGTCAATCTCCCCGACGTCCTCTCCCTTTCTTCTCCAAATAAAACCGCCCATTTGCTTAGCCTTTCCGTTTACTGCAGAACCTATGCTATTTATACCAGAAATCTCTTGAGCTTCCGATATCGTGGCGTACTCCCTAATAAAATCCCCATCCAACGAGTATTGGCAAACGGGTGTTCCAGCACAAATATTTCCTCTCCCGACATTTGTCCTACGCCTCCTTTCCTTAACTGTGCCATAATTTTGATTATAGGACCCGTCACACCATTCAAGGTTGTCAACTCTATTATTGGTTTTATTCTCGTCCTTATGGTTTACCTGTGGATATCCATTAGGGTTATCTATAAAAGCCTCCGCGACAAGCCTGTGAACATAAACACGGATGGGAGTATTATTAACCCGAATAGATACTTGGAGGTATCCACGGCCAGACGGGCGCGGAATTAAATTCTTTGCTATGCCCTGCCTGCGCCAATTTAGACTTCTTACATTTCCAAGCGTGCTGACCATATATCCTGGCGCCCAAGATATATTGCTCCAAACTTCTTCTATCATAGTAAAACAAAGACCCCGAATTTTCAAATAGCGATGACGGCACTATCCTACTTGTCCGGGGCTTTTATATTTCTATCACTCGTCCGTCATACGAGTTTCACTATGCAAATATAAGAATTATTATTGGAACAAAGAAGCATCATTGTCATTTTTTCGCTTATGCTTGACATTCTTCCATACATTGTTTTCAAAAACAAACCAGAACTTCCTCGCGTCCGCTTCTGTCTTGTCAGGGCAGCAAGCAAGATAAGCGGTCATTACTGCTCGCCTTGCCCTATCGGGTTCCCTTAGACCAACAGCAACGCAAATTCTGTTTAGCTTCCACCCTTCTGCGCGTTTTTTTGCAGCGAAAGCCTCGATGCTATCCTCTGAGTTCTCCTCTTGAACCTTTTCCAGGTGTAGCTGATACTCATACTCCGCAGTGCGAAAGACATAGCCACATTCCTTGCAGATCTTTAGCGTCGTCGGAACAAGGCGACCGCAGCCATAATGTCCGTTACAGTCCTTCTTCGTCGTGTCGCATATCTTCATTGCCATCACGCCTGACGAAGAATGCTCGTCGTGTTGTAGGCTCCACTGACGGTCTGCCTCATAAACTCCGAACTTGGCGAAGTTTCGGCCGGCATCAAGCACCGTAAACTCGTGCTTTGTATCCGTCACTCTGGAACCGCGACCGGTCGCCTGTAGATACCTTGTAATGGATACCGTAGCGAAGTTGAGGATTACGACTTCGATGTCCTTTTGATCGAATCCTGCGACTGCAACACCTACATTAACCAGCACCTCGAACTTGTGGTCTTTGAAGTCTTGAAATACATCGCTTCGCTTGCCGCTGTAAGTATCATCGCTATCAAAGGAGCCGGATAATACATACTTGGCCGATATTCCACGCTCATTAAATATCTTCGTCTGCTCAATAGCCTGTTTCGCCGATACACAGAAGCAGATAGCCCTCTTATGCGGAGTCAGTCGCATATACTCATCCACAATGCCGGTATAGATAGCCTTATTCTCGAAGCGCATCGCAAGTTGCTTGCGGTTATAGTCGCCGGTGCCGGAATCTATATTCAATCCGTCCAGAGAAGGGGCTATAATCGAATAGTGGTTCGACTTTGATAGATATCCGAGAGCAATAAGTTCCTTCGTCGATATGGTCGTAACCATCGCCCTGTAAATTTCGCAGAGCTGCTTTTGGTGGCTTCTCCTGGCAGGCGTAGCCGAGCAACCCAGAAGCCATACGTTCTCGCGCAGATACGGATGGATAAAGTCCGTACTACAAGAATGTGCTTCATCAATAACCACAAAATCGACCGTTTGCAACCAATCCAGCCACTCTTGCTTTTCGATTCTTCGCCGAAGGGTTTGTGCCATACAGACGATACACATTCCGGTCGGCACCTTCTTGTTCTTCGGAGTGACATACTCGACTTGGGTGCCCATCTTCTCCAATGCGCCACCGTTCTGCGTCAGAATCTCGCAGCGGTCGGACAAGATAAGGACTCTATGCCCCTTCTCTATCGTCTTTGAAGCGATATAACTGAAGCAAACGGTCTTGCCGAACCCACAAGCGGCCTGGAGCATAACCTTACGGTAACGCCCTAATGCAAATCTTACTTCCGAAACCGCCTGTGCCTGGTATTTTCTTAACTCTAATGCCATATCAAAATACCACTACCATACTCGGGAACGGCGCTCCCTGCTTTGAATCGTTGAAATGAAGCCGACCACGGATGAATCGAATCTCCTTGGCCTTGTGATAGATGTAGTCGTGGAAATAAGCCGTGTCTGTCCTTGCCGGAATAAGCATAACCACGGCATCGCAGTTCTTGCTCTCTTCGTAGCACTTCTTGACCCACTTGCCGATCTCCCTTCCGTAAGGGGGATTGCAGAACACTCTCGTTCCTGCCCCCCCCCATTTTTGCGTAAGTCCGTCATCTTCAATAGTATAGTGTCTCTCACACTTAGCGTTCTCGTGCGTGCAGCACGGGTCAAGATTGAAGTGAAACTCCGCGTCCAGCTTCTTATAGAAGTCGGTCGGAGTTGCCCACTCGTTGCTGTTTGATGAAAATAGTCCTTTGTTAATCATATTTGCGGACGGGGCGGAACTCGAATCCGCGACTTACGGTCTCAACTCTTACCGCGCTCTACCACTGAGCTACCCATCCAAAACGCCGCCGTTAGTGCACTCCTTGGGAATTACCCCGTGGTCTGTCGCCCTATTCAGTCTGTCCTGATAGTATGGGCTCATGGGCTCACATCGGCGGCAATCCTACTACAGCCCATTGTTCGGTTTTTTCAGTGCATCAATAATTTCGTCAGCGATTGCGACAAGGTCATCAATGTCGGAGTCTACATCCGAATCCCACTCCTTGATGTACATCTCCTTCACCAGCTCATACCGCCTCGATTCCCACGGGTCGAACTTGTCCAAGCCGCTTCCGAACCCGCCGGCAAGCACTTTCTCAAACGGCGTCTGGATGACAAAATCCCACTCGAGCGTCAGATGCTCCTTGATATGCTCCACTCCCTGGGCGTCGATGTACGACACCCAGTCATTCTCATTCCGTGCGCCCTTTTCAATGGTCTCCCAGGCGACAATCTCTACCGGCTCATCCGTCTTACGGAGGCGGTACTTTAAGGGAAATAATGAATTTTCCATAATACTATAGTTTTTTAGCTTGTTTTAAGCAATCCCTAAACGCTGGATGCTCTGCTTCGTGCCATTCGTGGCCGTCAAACGAAAAATACGCCATTCCATTTGCTTCCATAAGGATGATGTTCACATAAACGCCGAATGCCTCGCCGTTTTCAAACAACTCCATAGCCAACTTCTCGTCCATCAACTAAGTTTTATAAGGTGCCAGTAATCGTCAACGCGACCCAGCCTTCCTATCCACATAGACCTTATGCCTTCAAAAGTCATGCCGTAATATCTCTGGCACGTCGCCTCCAGCTCATCGTCGTACATGGTTCCACGATTAAACCATGTGCAGAGGAACAACACCGAGTGCTCCGCTCCGTCCACGGTCTTCAGGCGATACGGATTATCCGGATTCCGCTTGTAAAACGCATCCTCAATCGCGTTTGCCGGGCATAGGATATACTCAGCAGACTTTGCATTGATGCCATAACTCTCGGCAGGCATCTCCCGCTTCGGTGCGGCTATTTCTGCTTTTCTTCGCATTTGTAAGTAAACGCTACAAATATGCACTTATGTGGTAGCAAGACTCCTCCGCCATGTCCTTCCAGGATAGCGTCTCTTCGCCACTGATCAAACACGACGGGCCAAGGGAGGCCGTAGCGCGTCCTTGAGAGAATACCGCATAGCTCTTCGTCCTCGATAAGCCTAACCCCCTTAATCTCCGCATCTCGTCCCTCGAAAAACCGCAAAGTGTCACCTGGGCGAGCACTAAGTATGGCCGCAGTCTTCTCGTAATATTGGCCGTACGGCAAGAGAATGTAATCCCAGCGAAAATCGTTGGGTTCCTCATGGGGAACGCGGTATATTTTATTTTGAGACATAGCTTTTGGTTATATCGAAAACGGCATTGCAATAACTCTCCATCAGAGTGTCTGTGACTGGCTTATTCTCATCGTCAAACTTCCTGTACTCAAACGAAGCCTCATGCATGTATGAAATATAGTCCATTCTGGTAAATTTCTTTACCGGACAGTTTGGGTCCCAGTGAACCCTCTTGTGCGACTTGAAAATTTCAATCTGCGGAGCAGAAGGGTAAGCCAACCACTCCTGAGCGCCCATGAGATAGAACCACATGCAATACGGAAGAAGGCACCAAAGGTAATTTGTCTTCCGGATCATAGCGATATAGTTCTCGGAAAGGCCCATTAAACCTGTTTCCCTCGCAATCCTGTAAAGGATAAAACGAAACGACCTCCAATCCACGCCATCGGGCTCCTTAATCGTCCCGAAGGTCCACTTAAACTTATGCTTGGAAATAAATTCACGAACAGCATAGTCGTCGTTGGCTTCGCATGAGTCAATGACGCCACGCTTAAAGCATGCGTCATAAAGCCGAATTATAGCCGGTCCGTTTGCTCTGTTAAGAGGGTCTCTCATTTCTTTTTCTTCTCGGCCGGCATAGGGGTCTCTTGATGAAGTTGTCCTCCCCTTACGCTCCATTCTCCGACCTTGAACTGAGAAGGATCTACAGGTGCGTCAATCATCTTGTCGAAAAGGATAATGCGGTCCTTCATCTCGGCGATAGATGCCTCGAAATCCTTCCGAGCGAACTTGAAGACAAGACCGCGCCAGGTGGCAAGGGGGTCTGCTGGCTCGAACTCGTTGAACTCGTCGCAGTAGATGTGCTTAACAATCCAGACCTCCTCGGTCTTTGGATTAGACAGCCATAACCCTAAAATCTGGTCGCCGTGCTCTTCCCAAACCTTTGCTTTCTTCTCCTCATAGGATGTGTACTCGTCAGCAAAGAACTCGATATTGGAATTACTTACGACCGTCTTTGCATCTATAACAATCCTTTCGTCCTCAGTGAAAGCGTCTGGGGAAGCTCCGAACTTAGCCCAACCCACCTTCCAAAATGGAATATTTTCACCCAATTCCTGTGCGTAAATAATTGGAATGTCTGGATACTGATTACGAAACCACTCGATAACATACTTCTCGTTCTCGGTCCCGATTTCCATTGTGCGCGAAGATACTTGCAAAGGATAACCGTATTTCCGTTCGAATCGCTTCGAGCGGATAGCAGTCAAATTCCCGTCGATAATCTTCCCAGATTTCGATGTAATGTCCGAAAGCATGGATGCGGTAATATATCCGCATCGTTCAAGTCTCCATTTGTGCTCTTTGTCCATAACTATTCAGGTAAGTCCTCCAACTTGTCAATGATGGCCTGCTTAACCGCATCAGAAGCGAAGTCGTACTTCTCAGCAATCTGCTCGATGCCGTAGCCGTTCTTCTTCGCCCAATCGACAATGGCCTGAATCTGGTTCTCCTGGATAGCTTTCTTTGCGGGAGCCTCTGGCTGCTTTGCCGGAATAAGACTTACGCGGAGGCCAAAACATTCTCCCCCATCTTGTGGATCTCTTGTTTTTTCCTTCGTGAGACGAATTGCCACATTGTGAAGCCTTGCGAGGTACCCCTCGCATTCAGGGAAGAGTTTGGCGAGCCTACGGCGATTTGTGCTATTTATAACCCAAGGGAGTGACGTGTACGGATTAGGGGCGAAATGCCCTATCCAAACGCCGTCCTGGCTACGGCCATTAATTTTCTCGCTTTCCTTAAACTCAATGCTCTCAAGTACAATGTACTCGATATCGCGACCGGCCGGAAGGACCTCTATCCCAGCGTGAGTGATATTTCCGCCAGTACGGAAATGAATATCGGTTTGCTCCATATCAATATTTTAAAAAATTATTCTACAATATCTGTGCCATCCAAGTATTTCCATTTATAACCGCCTGCGGTTTTTGTTCTTCCCAGGCAATTATTCGAAATTAAACCTTGGCCGCAGCCGGTCGCCCGGGCTGCGGCGGCTGTGCTTTCGTAAACAGCAACAAGATTGCCACTTAGGTCATATTGCTCAACAGGCTTGAATCCGACTTTATTTCGTTTTCTTGTCGCCGTTGCGTTTGCTCGCCGGTTTCTATAATTTAAATTATATTTCACTGTGCACCACTCGAGATTCTCAACGCGATCGTCTGTTTTTATCTCGTTTATATGATTGACTGTTGGATAATTATACTGATTAAGAATAAAAGTAATAGCGACCAACCTGCATACCCTCAAAGTCCTTTTCTTCTTGTTTTTACATAGGGAAACGGTTCTATATCCATCTATATTGATATATGGAACCAAAACTCTACCATGCCTTGTTTGCACTCCACCCCTTATCGGAACGAACATGTCGAGGGAGCGAACTCTTCCCCAATCGCTAACTTGGTATATCCCCTCATACCCGGGAATATCCTTCCAAATTTCTTCTTTCATTTTTGTAAAAAAAGTGCCCGAACTTTCAGTGAATGGTACGAGCAAACACCTACTTATCCGAGCATCCTATATTTCTTCCGCTATCTCGTACATAGCAAGAGCAAAGATAGCGAATTATTCTTATTTCTCCAAATCCTTTACCGCCTTTTTGAACTTCCTGTCAATCTTTTTCTCAACCTTCTTCCGTTCCTTCTTCGGCATATCCACTAGCTCCTGGATCTGTTTTTCGGTTTCTAACGCTATTTTCTCTTCAATTTCGTCTTCCTCAACCTTTGCAGACTTCGTAGCCCTGTCTTGATACCGCTTAATCGCGTTCTGGATATCGTTCGCGAATTTTTGCTCCGTTGTCAGTAGCATACCTACCGTGTACAGAATCTCGGCAAAGCCTGGAGTGTTCTTGTCAGACTCGTCAGACAAGAGAGCGGCAAACGGATGTTCGCCGGCCGTGAATCTCGCCTTGAAATTACCGGAAAGCGTAGAGATGTCCATTGTGAATCTCCTGAACGTCCACCTGAACGCACCGTCCTTACTCTCGCCCTTACGGACGACCGGATTCTGCACGTGGAAGTACCACCATTGCATGATTTTTTCTTTAATGTTCTTCATTTTTCGTTGATTTTTATTTGAAACTTAGACCAAATTTCAGCAAAATCCGGGTACATCATGTAATCCCGGGCCATATCAAGCGCATGACTAACCGTAGCGTGATCCCTGTTCAACGCAAGGCCAATCCTCTCCAGGGTCCAGCCGTCAATCCTGAGCTGATGCGCAACAAGAGACCTTCCGACCACGAAATCTCTCTTTCTGGACCGGCTCCTTATGTCGCCACCAACTATGGACTCCATAATCGAGACGTACTTTCTCCATATGCTAGGGTCAACCATCTTATTTAGAATTATTCAAAATCATCCATTCAATTTTATCACCCAAATCACTGTGGTCGCCGCATTCCGGCCAGTCGCTGTACCAGTCAACGCAGTCACCCTTCGCGGACCATATTTCTTCCGCGTCCCTATCCGCATAAAGAGGTATATCTCCCGGATCGTGAAGGTTTCCCATTCCACCAGTCGCAAGCCAAACGCCTCCGAAAAAACAAGACGCGTAAAGCGCTGACTTTTCTGACTCAAGTATTCCCTTCGGCTTCTTCTTGAAGTGACTACCGAACATGGGGCTTTCTGTGTACCCGTCTCCAATACGATACTGGCGTCCCATCGGAAGAGTCTTAATTCTATGGCCCGTTTCGTCGTAAAAGACTACCTTGTCGTGGCAAATCCGGCCATCCGCATTCAGATACCAAAAGCAAGTGCCACCCTTGCTCGTGGCTGTCACATTGTATGCGTCCCAAATCGCACGAACACGAGGCTCCGGGAAGAGTTTGCACATATGTCGAAACAGCGGGCTCAGGTTTAAGTCATACGCCTTCGCACCGGCCAAAACATCTTGGCTAACATATTTGAGTTGCACTTTCTTTATGCGTACAGACTCCTCTTCCCAATTTATGGCCTGCGACCCTCCTTTAATAATCCTAAGAGCGTCCTTGAAGTCGGCGGCCTGGCCAAACTCGATTAACCACTGCGGAAGACTGATACAACGTCCACCCTCCTCTGCTACCCATACAGTTCCCCTCGAGATAAAGACCTTAATTTTATCAGTACGGAACTGGTGCCTTTCGCGATTGAGATAGTACCCACCACAAAGCTTATTTGGCCCGCACTGCTTCAACTCCATTCCCATTAACTTCGGAGCGTTCCTAAGAGCCGCTACGGGATCAAAAGCAAAACTATATGTCTCTTTCTTTGCCATCTTGTATTCGGGCAGTTTAAGGACTTACCCAGGTCCTTAACTAAAAGGCAAATCCTCCTCAACCTCTTTCTTTTCCTCCACAACCGGCTCACTCTTGACCGTCTCCACCGGCGCAACCTCCAGGTAGTACCATATACCATCGGATCTTCTCTCGGAAACCGCATTCATCTTCTTGAACTGCTCGGTCACTGCACTTCTCGACCTCGGCGTTTCGCCCCAGTCATCGCAGTACGCCTTATAGAGCTGAACCCATTCCTTCAGAGACTTCCAACCAGGGGCCCTCTTGTCTTCCGGCTGAGCTGCGACATACCCCATAGTGTCAATCCAGCGGCGCAGGCTATTACTATTAGCCTTCATCTCATCCACGACTTCCTTCACAGAGCTCGCTATCTCGATTTTACCATCGTTCTTCATGAAGGTCTTGTATCCTTCCAGGACCCAGTTGAAGATTGCGGCCTTCACTTCCGGCGCCTTCAGCTTCATTTCCAGCATCGGGTCCTTGTCTCTGTCATCAATGTGGTTAGGGGCGAGGATAATTAGAAATCTTCTAAAATAACCCTCAGTGTCGTCGGTTGTCGGGGGAATTTTATTGGCGCAGCAGAGCATAAGCGGGATCTTGTCCACCTTTGTCGGCCTTTTCGAGTAGGGATGCCGGCCGGTGAAGGCTCCACCGGAGACAAACTGCTTAAAGTCACCGCCAGAAAAGTCTTTGTTTGACACTTCATCGCAATAATTCACTATTTTTCCATTCACATCGGCCAGGTGGTACTCCATCTGGCTGCTTTTAAAGAGCTGCTCAGGGCTATAGCTGCTCGCCACATTCGGTCCGAGCATATTCACAACGGCCTTGCAGATGATACTCTTGCCGTTCTGACCCTCTCCGACTACAAAGCAGATATACTCGATTTTGTATTCATTCCGGTTCGCAAGGAAGCAGCCGCAGTACTGGTGCAGAGTTTCCCTCATATTCTCGTCCGGAACCGTCTGTGCGAGAACCTTATCCCAAAGAGCCGAGTGCACATTGGCGATATAGTCGAAGTCCAGGATAATGTCCGTCTTGTATTTCACACTGAACGGAACCAGCTTCATCTGCTGCAGGTCAAAAACACCGTTCTTAAAGCATATATACCGCCTATCGGCGACAAACTTGCATCGTTCGTCCCCTTTCAGCCGGTTTAAGCAGTATTCTTTTATGATTTTCGCAGAACCGGTCTGATAGACTATGCCTACATTACTCCTCTCCAGGACCTCGATAATGATTTCAAGGAGCGTCTCTTCCAACATCTGCTCAAAATACTGCCCGTTGTACACATAAAGCAGGCCATCGTCGTCCACCTTGAAGAAATCGTTCCCATCATCACCGTCGATCCCGCAGATATAACGGCGCATGGCTATAGCAATGCCTGCCTCCGTCTTCTTGTTTACCCTGTCATCCGACAGGCCGAAACTATCAAAAGACTGTCCGGCCGTGGACACAAGGTAATCTACGATATCACTGTACTTCATGCGGTTTTTAGTACAAAAAGGCTGGAATGGACAGGGCCCTTCCGAAGAAGGTGGGAACACCCTGGCCACTCCAGCCCGATTTTTCTTCTGCGCCGTTCCCTTTGACGCGGATTGCAAAGATGCGAATTTAATTTTAAACTTACAAGAGGCGGCGAGGAGATTCGAACTCCCGACCCCATCCAATACTGGCCGACCGGATGCGCTCTACCGACTGAGCTAAGCCGCCTTTCCAGCTAAGCCTTCTTGAACCAACTGTCCACGAAAGCCTTAATCGCAGGGATGTCATACACGCCGTTGCTGCTAAGACCAACAACAACGCACAGACATACGACGCCGAGCCATACCGGATCGCCGAAAGCAATCAGCTTCAGCGCCCAGGCTCCAACACTCAGGCCGGAACCTACCGCCCAGGCCGTCAGTTGGGCCCAGAAACCCTCCGCCTTGGTCCAGCCATTGATAACACCCGCCAACGCGACCGTCAGCGTCATCAGAATCGGAGCAATCCACCAGAAAGCTTCCGAAAAAATACCATTAATTATATCCATAACAAACAAAATTATGTTCCCTTTAGGGCAGGCAAAAAGGCCCGATGCCTGCCCAGGCGCCGTCTTTCCGGCTGTCAATCTCTAGGTACCAACATTCCGGAACTTGCATCCGGACCCGGCTCCTTTTACCGGTCTTTGCGGTTATTTGGCAATATTGCCTGCGGAAAGTGATGGATTCGAACCATCGGCCCCTTTCGGAACGGGCGCGTAGCGGGCGCCTGGGTTAAACCGATCCCCCAACTTTCCTTGAGCCGGTCTTTCCCGGCTGTCAGTAATACTAATACTAATACACTATAACGTCATCACGACGTGGTGCCCCAGAGGAGACTCGAACTCCTACGCCTTACGGTGAATGGTCCTTAGCCATTTGCGTCTACCACTTCCGCCACCGGGGCAGTTTGCCGGTCTTTCCCGGCTTGTCACCTCTGGCTGCAATTGGTTAATGCTCGGGCTGCATTAAGCCCGGATGCTGTCCCTTTCATCCGACATGGCCGCTTCCCAAACAAGCGGCGGCCGGCCGATAAATTCCTACTCAACAGATGGGGACACAGCCGGCCTCATATTGCAACCCTACCAAATATGCCGACCGAGGTACGGTCCGCCTTTTCATCAGCATCAGTCCCCAGTAGAAAAACCTACTTCTTGAAGAACTCCAGGAAGAACTCCTTCAGCTCATCCTCGGACCCGAAGAGAATCCTCTCCTCCAGTAGGCCCTGGTGGTGCTGCAGCTGGTACCTGTAATCAAGCGCCACATTCCCTTTCTTCAGCGACTTGGAAACTGGTTCCATAGCATTAAGGGGCTCGTCATTGGCCGGAACCGGCGAATACAGGACTGCAAAAACTTCATCCTTCTCGATCTCCTGGGAGACCGCGTTGAACAGGAAGACCTCCTGTCCGATTTCATACTTTGTCTCGATTTTCATATAGCTAAATTTTAAGCGTTTCTCTCTACAAACACCGTGCCGGAAACTACCGATTGTCTCCTGCGCCGTCTATTTTCCCTCTCATGGCCCGGTCGGCCAGCTTATGCAGGTTCTCCCTACAGACCTCCTCCAGGCTCCATCCGAACTCATCAGCCAGGCCGGCAACCATCCACATCACATCGCCGAGCTCCTTCTTGATTTCCTCGCGCTGCTCATCTGCACCATACAGGAAGTACACATCATTGGCCGTTACATCCTCCTGGTCCAGCTGCTCACACAGCTCGCCGTCCAGGCCGACACTACAGACGCCCTTCCGGATGCCCTTGCTGAACTTACCAGCCAGTTCTCCGATCTCCTCAACCAGACCGAACATCATATAGCAGAAATTATCGCTCGACGGCAGCCTGGTGCTCATTGCTTTCTCTTGATACTCGTTAATCTCCATCTTTTACATATTTTTCAAAATCAACATCAACCTTCCCCTGGGGCACATCACCCTTGCGACGATCTATCTCCATTCTCAGGCGATACACCTCGTCCATCTTCTTCAGGAGCTCTATCTCCAGCTCCTTCGTCGTTTTTCCTTGGAAACTCATAGCGCAAATATAGCGATTTTTCTCAACAAATCAACATCCCCACCTCCACATATAACCGCCGGCGGTCTTCTGCCTTCCGGACAGACACTTCCTGACAAAACGCACATCAACGCCCTTATCCACGGCCCCGTCACTCGGGCACCGGTACATTCCCACCTTGTTCCCTTCCAGGTCAAAGCACGAGCACCACCGGGTCTCGGCCTTCCTTCCTTTCCGAGTGACCTCCTTCTCTTCGCACCACTCCAGGTTCTCCGGCCGGTTGTCCTTCACATCACCGTTGATGTGCCTCACATACGGCCTGCCCTCCTGATTGCCGACCCAGGCCCTGGCGACCAGATACGCAATCTTCATCCTCCGACCATGGATATTCACTCCAACCCCGTTGATCGGAACAAGCGCACACCCGTCACTATACACGACCCCGTCATTGCCTACCTCATACCGGTCATCCAGTCTCTTCCGCTGGACCTGTCTCGGCGGCTTAAACATGGGCGGGCACCTCCAGGCCCTTCAGACCGTATGCCTCCTCCAGCACATTCACCCATTTCTCAACTTCATCGCGGCACATATCCTCGATGCTCTGGATATCATCATACCCACAAAACTCGTAACCTCCGCTCTGGAGCCTCACTCCCGCGAAGGTCTGCGTCAGGCCGTCAATCACTGCCGGCTCCCTTTTCGCTCCGACCAGGACCAACTGGCCGAGATGCAGCTTCTCTTTTTTCACCATACTAATACCGTTTTTTGAAACCGTCCCTCCCTTCAAGTTCCGTGCCAAACCGGGACTAAAACTCCCAGCCACCCCGCCTTCCTGACTCCCAACAATCCCGGGCTAAAGAACCATATTCTTACCTACCGAAAAAAGAACCCATAACCATACCAGGTACACGCATAGGTTCTTTTTTTTCAGGTACGGTAGTGGGTCTTTCGGGCGGTTATGTAGTTCTGTGTAGAAAACTACATGAAAACTACACTGCCTAGAGGCCCGTAGAATGGCGTTTTGTGTAGTTGTGTAGTTCAATGTAGTTGTTTTCCTATATTATGTTTGAAAAATGGCTATTTCTGAAATAAAAGAATATATTATATACCTAACTACATAACTACATAAAACTACATAACTACATAATATATAATAATATAGAAGGTGTAGTTCGGAGTGAATGCAGACCACTTATGGGTTTTTGCGCTACATCGAACTACATTTTTGCCGCTCACGAAAGCCGTATCCACAAAAAATGCGCAAAAAAAAATTTCAGAAACGCACCCCAGCGTTCGGGGTTGGGGTGGTCGTTTAACCCTGTAACCCTTAATGCGTTACGGCTGCATTTTGTTCGTTTCGTGGCCGTAACAAATTAGAATTTTAGGCCTGATAGCTGCATGGGATTTTGTAACATTTTTGTTACTTTTTGGCTGCGTCCCTGCTTAATCATCTAAATTTATAGCGTTTTAGCAAAATGTGCCCTGGGTGTTCCTGGGCGTGCCTGGTGTTAAACTGCTATAATTAGATTTTATTCGCTGGTGGTTTTGGTTCTCGCGTATTATATAGGTATGATAAAATAGTATCATTTATTAGTGCGTTTTTCCGGTTTGGATATCGAGATACAATAAAAGTAGTAGAAATTTAACTAATATTGATACTATTTTGATGAGTCGGCCTAAAATCTATATAGTATCAAAATTTATTACTATCTTTGCATTTAGAAATGTACACTTTATTAATTTTTAAATATTTTTATTATGGAAACTAACACCACCACCACCAAAGCCGCCAAGGGCGCAAAGGGAAATTTCGTAAGTATTGATAAGGCCGGGGCCGCTACCATTGCCGCCGCGTTACTCCGCAAGTACAAAAGCCGCCAGGGCATAAAAGCCCATGGGGCGGAACTCCGGGCCAAGTATGGGGCCGAAAATTGGAAAATGATAGATTCCGAAATCAAGGCCGCCCGCAAGTCTGAAATTGAGGCGGAGGCGGCCATGGCCCGGGCCGGGGTCCGGGAATGGGAGCCCGCAATTGCGGAGGCCTGGCGGGCCGCCCGCAAAGGGGGCCATTTCGCCAAATTGGCAAACATGGCGGCGGCCAAGTATGAAACCCCGGCCCAATTCATTGCGGCCACATATCCCCATGTTATTGAGGGGGCCCCGGCTGTTAAGGTTGCATATGTAACCGGGGAGGCCGCGGCCACTATTGTAGAGGCCTACGAAATACGGCCCATTGATGGCCGCCACGCCCGGGCCATTGTGGACACTTGTTTGGGGAAAATGGCGGCCGCCCTCAAATCCGCCAATAATGGCGGCAAGGCTTACAAATCCCCGGCCAAGGCGGAGCGCAAGGGGGCCATTGTGGCGGCCTATAATGTGAAACCGGGGGCCAAAATTGGCACAATCGCCAAGGGGGAGGCCATAACAGGGGAGGCGTTGGCCGCATATATGAGGGGCAATTCTGCAGGGCTTACGACCTTAACGGCCTATAATGCAGAGGCCCACAAATTGGCCCTTTTAGCCCAAGGAATGGAGGCCATGGCCATTGTGTCCGGGGAGGCTCCCAAGGCCAAGCCGGAGGCCAAGCCCGCCAGGGCTCCAAAGGGAGGCAAGGGCAAGGCCCCCAAGGGGCCCAAGGCTCCCAAGGCCAAGCCGGAGGCCGCCAAGGCGGCCCGGGAGGCCATGGCCCAAGTTGAGGCCACAATTGCCGCCGGAGTTGAGGCCGGGCGGGAGTTGTCCGGGGCCAATGAAAGGGAGGCCAAGGCAACGGCAGCCGCGGAGGCCAAGGCCCGCAAGGTTGCCATGCTGGCGGATGCCTAAAATCCCCCGGCCATTGGCGGGAGTTTAGACGGGCCGCAAGGCCCCCGGGGAGCGTTACCCCGGCCCGCCCTATTAGTTCATTGTTAGTACTGAAATAGGGCCCCCAATGGGAGCCCGCCCCCGGGGCCGCAATTGGCGGCCCAAGCCCAAGCCCGCAAGGCCGCAATGGCGGCCTATAAGCCAGGCAAGGGAGCCCCGCCCAAGGCGGAGGCCCCCGGGCCCGTAAGGGAGCCCGCCCGCCATGGGAGCCCGGCCAAGTTAGCCGGGGCCCGCCCTATTGTTAGTACATTGATAAGCCGCCAAGCCGCCCGGCATGGCCGCCCCATGGGAGCCCGTAAGGGAGCCCGGGCGGCGGGCGTGGTTTATGCCAACGGCCCCAGGCAAGGGGGCCCGGACCGGGAGCCGCAAGGCTCAGGCGGTTAGCGTAAGCCATGCCTGAACGGTGGCACCGAACAGCCCCCGAAATGGGCCCGAACAAGGGCCCGGCCATACTGTGCCCGAACAGGCACCGGGATAAGGGGAGCAGCCCGGATGGGTCCCGGCCGTCGGCGCATTTGGTGCGCGGGTCAGGGCGTTGCAGTGTTTGCAGCGTGGGAGCGGTACATGATCCCAGTTTGGGAGGTCGTGACATCATGTGCGCCGGGCTGAGTGAGCGAGAAAAACCGAACAAGGGCCGAACGAAACGAGTATATGCGAAGGACAGTAACATGAAGTGAGTGAGGCCACTGGGGTTGCCCATGGCGTGAGCCGTTGGAATACCCATTTGAGAAATTAACCGCGGGGAACGGCGTGATACCGAACAAATGTTTAATGCGTGAGCGAGTGCAGTAAGCTCAGCTTACACGACTGGCGTGTGAGTGCAAAGCAAGTGAGCGCGTGAACAGGACTGCCGGGGTGGGTTCGACTCCCACTGCCGGCACTAATTGTATAACTTAATGAACCGGCCGAAGGAGGGCCGAACGATATGAGTTACTGGGAAAATAAGCAGCGCAACGCTGACCGAATCAACGAGGCGTATTGTGCCCGCCTGAAGAGGCACGAAGAACAGCAGAAGGCCGAGCGGATGGCTTGGTATGCCGAGCGGTTCCCGAAGGACCAGCGAATCGTTTACCGTGGCTATGGTTTAGTGACCAACAATCACGGCTATACCTGGACGATCGCCGGCCTGGGTTACACTGGATTACTCGGACTGAGAGAGGCCAAGCGAGCCGTGGACAACTATTTCCGTGCAGTTAACGCGGATAAGATGCGTAGAGAACTGGCAGAATTATAGGAGGACTGAGCGATGGGTGCAATAGTATCTACCAGAACGCCTGACGGCGAATGTGATATGTATGTATTCACCGAGCCGGAATACGACAAAATCGTAGAGCGTAACCGATTCTTAATTGAACGGCGTTACCGAATAGTCAAGGAAGACAGCAAGCCGAATGTAACGGCCATCTATTTCCGGGACGAACAGGATAAGATAGGACTAGCAGTAATAGCAAATATATAGGAGGACAACTATGGAAAAACCAATTGAATACAATGGCTATTTGATAATGGCCAATTATACATTTTACGGCGAGCTTATTGGCTACACCCTCGGGAAGGAGAAGGGTAACAAGGTGTATATTTTCGATGATGTGGTGACAAGGACTGTTGAACAAATGAAGAAAGTTATAGATTCGATTGTGGGGCAAGGACAACAATAAAAAGTAAAGCGAACAATGAAAGTAAAAGTTAGTAAGGTCTTTGCGAAGGCCGTGAACGAGATTGCCGAAAAGTACGGCAAGCGATTCCATGCCGAGGTTCGGAAGCGTAAGATTGGGATGTGGGAGAATTTCTGCGATGCAGATTTCAACTGGGAGACGGACGAGGTGCGCGAGCTGGTCGTGACCTATCCGGCTGAATATTATGCCTGTGAGCAGCGTTGGCGGACCGACCAGATTTTGGCCGAATTCAACCGGAGAGCGGTGAAGACCTGGGAGCAGTTTGAGCAAATGATCGTGGACATGTTTGAGATATAGTTATGTGGCGAGTATATACGATGAACAAGGGCCGGAAGATTCAGGTGGGCCTGGACCAGCCGAGCGAGCGAAAAGCGAGAGAAATAGTGAAGCGACACGAGCGTGGCGGAAGGTATTGTTTCATAGAAAAAAGCAAGTAAGACATGAACAAGCAAAAAGCGAAGAGCACTGCTAAGGCGGTAGCGACCGGCATCATCATTGCCGAACTGGCCATCCTGGACTATGTGGCCGTGCAGATGACGAGGGGCATCGAGGTATCGTACGACTTGAGCGAGTTGGAGGGCGCGGAGGATCAGGCTTTTAAGGACATGGAGGGCGAGCTATGATTTGGCTGGTATTGTTTGCGGTCGTGGGGATTGTGAATTCCTGGGCCGAATCTGATGAGTAGTGAACGGAAAGTGATTGAGGCGTAAGGACAACGAATAAAAAGTAAAGCAAAATGTACGAGTATGTAGTAATCAGGCGAGAACTGCACGATAGCGCGGAGCCTGTAAAGGTGCTGACCGCAACGGACGTGGTCAATTATGTAGTGAAGAACTGCCAGAGTCGTGAGGAGATGTGGAAGGAGATGGCGTGGGTGCTGGTGTTGCACGGAGGGAAAATAACCGGCCACTACTGCCTCAGTGTGGGCAGCACGAAGGCAACCGGATTCGACGCGAAGGAGGTTGCAAAGGTAGCGATTGACCAGTTGGCCGATGCGGTGATCCTGGTGCATAATCACCCGAGCGGAAGTTGCCTACCGAGTCAGGCTGACATCGCAGAGACCGATTCGGTCAGGAAGGCCCTGCGCCTTTTTGACATCGACCTTCTGGACCATGTGGTTATCGGAACGGACGAACATTTCAGTTTCGCAACAGAAGAAAAAATAAAGGACTAACATTATGAGAACGACAAACACCATTAAGTTGCAGGGCGTGGACTACGTGCCTGTGAAAGTAGAATGCGAAGTGACTCCGGGTATCGGCATCCACCTGGTTGGACTGGCCGACGAGGCGGTGAAGTGCTCGCTGCTGCGGACAGTAACGGCGATGCAGGCTTGCGGATATCGTATTCCTGGCAAGAAAATCGTTATCAACCTTGCTCCGGCCGACCTGACCAAGGAGGGCAGCTGGTACGATCTGGCCATAGCGCTGAGCATGATTGCGGAGAGCGGGCAGTCTTCTGCGGATTTCCTCGAGAGTTTTGTTGTCCTGGGCGAACTGGCTCTGGACGGACATATCCGAGAGGTGCCGGGCGTGGTGCAGGCAGTGCAGGCGGCGAAGGACCAGGGCTACGGGGTTATCGTACCGAGGGCGAATGCGGCAGAGGTCGAAGGACTGTTCGACGACTATAAGCCGGTGTACTATGTGAACCATCTGGACGAGGCGATTGCAGTGGTCAATACGCTGACATGTGCGAGGGTTCCGGGCGATGTGGACGAGCAGCCGGCGCCCGAGGGCTGGTGGGACAGGATTACGGGCCAGAACGGGTCGAAGCGAGCCTTGGAGATTGCTGCTGCAGGCGGCCATCCCGTCTTTATGATGGGAGCGCCGGGGAGCGGCAGGACTGCTCTGGCGAAAGCGATGTTGGACATTCTGCCACCGATGACGAAAGAGGAGGCGATGGAGGTCGCGAAGATTTATTCAGTGGCCGGCAAGTACGAGCAGCGACAGAGGCCGTTCAGAGCGCCGCACGCTTCGGCGAGCATGGCAGCGCTGCTTGGAGGTGGCTGGGGGGAAGGCATCAAGCCGGGCGAGGTCAGTCTGGCCCACAACGGGGTGCTGTACCTCGACGAGTTCGCCGAGTATCCGAAGGTGAAGTATGAGGCCTTGAGAGGTCCGCTGGAGGACGGCAAGGTCGTAATCAGCCGGTTGAAGAGCAAGGTCGAGTATCCTGCAAGGTTCCAGCTGGTGGTGGGGACGAATCCCTGCCCATGCGGGTACTATGGAGAGGGCGACCGCTGTACCTGCACAACCGGGCAGAGGGTGGCGTATCTGTCAAGGATGTCGGGGCCGGTCTTCGACAGGCTGACTGTGCAGCTCTGGGTGCATCCGGACGTGAGCGGTACGGCAGGCGAGCCTGCTGCGGTCGTGGCGGAGCGAGTGCGGAAGGCTCGGGAGCGCCAGATTGCAAGGCAGGGCAAGCTCAATGACGAACTGAGCGCCCAGGAGTTGGCGGAGTATGTGCCGACTAACAACGAGGTGCTGCAGTTCGCGGAGACGATAGTGGAGAGGCTCGGACTTTCAGCGAGGGCATGGAGCCGGATGCTGAAGATAGCGATGACGATAGCCGACCTTGAGGGTGCGGAGTCAGTGAGGACGGTGCATATAGCGGAGGCGGCATCGTACAGATTTTTAGACAGGAGGACAATCTAATGGACAAGAAGAAGGGATACCACATCGCCCGTGAAACCTGGTACGGAGCGAGGTGTCAAACGCTCTGGTGCTATGTCCTCAAGGAGACGAAAGACACGCCGGAAGACAGACAGTTTCACTACATATTCTAACATTATGGAACACTTAAGCAAAATCGAACTCGTAGGTCGTGTTGGTGCGGTCCACGAGCAGACAATTGGAAATGAGCGCGTTGTGCGATTCAGCGTTGCCGTTGACACTGTATATCGTGGCGGAGCAGGAGCGACCGTCAGCACGACCTGGTTCAACTGCGTATACTGGGGCGACTGCGATGTGGAAAAGGGAAAGGATATCCACCTGGACGGTACGATGCGTGGACAGACCTACACCGGCGAGGACAATCAGCCTCGGCAGTTCTATGAAGTTAAAGTAAATCGAATTTGGTAGCCATGACAATCTTAGCATTTTGGTCGATTTTTGACCGCGAGGTTGGGCGCCACGCATTTGACGATGTTTCTGACCGTGACGCATTTGACATCCTTTGGCACAAACGTGACGAGATGGATGTTCTGTTTTATTACGTGGAACTAAGTGGATATAATCCTCTGAGCAAGTACAATATCATGTCGGCTGCTGAATTTGAGAAAGACTTCAATGACGAGAAACTTGACGAAGGTGGTCGATGGACTCGAGTCTTAAATGTAGACTGGGATGACGTACGTAAAATAATCAACGAATAGTTATGGCAAAGTTCATAGAGATTCGCAGCGATGCGGGAGTCGACTACGTAGTAAATGTCGACCACATCTACTATATGCGCCCCGAGAGAAACACAATAGACGGATTGACCCGTCATCGCATCGAAGTACCCGGAGCAGTTATCTGGGTGACAAAACCAATGTATGATAAAGTAAAATTAGAACTTATGGAGGGCTAACACTATGAGCACACACGCAAAACTCACTGGCAAGCACCAGTATTGTGAATTCAAGAACGAAACCATCCAGGGGCGGGTAAAAGAGATGGTGGAGATGCGGGGCGAGGTAGATGTGGAGAACGCCCATGTAAAGTTCAGTTACGGCAACCGTAAGACGGGCAACCTTGTACCGTCGGTATCGCTTATCCCGATTGCCGATTGTGGCGCAAACTGCGCCTGCTGTGCGAGGGGCTGCTATGCAGCGAGAAACATTGCCTGCTATAAGGCAAGCCGAGCCGCATTTGCCAATAACAGTGCAATCGCCAGGAGGGAGCCGGAGAAGTTCTTCCGAGAGGTGGACGGGGAGATGAAGAAGAATAAGTGGTTCCGGTTTTTCGTTTCGGGAGATATCTTGAGCGAAGAGTTCTTCGATTCTATGGTTGAGGTGTCCAAGAAGAACCCTCACTGCCAGGTGCTTGCGTTCACGAAGCAGTTTGGAATCGTCAACAGATGGATTGACGACAACGGACCGCTTCCAGAGAACCTGCACATCATCTTCAGCGAGTGGCGCGGTCTGGATGTATTCAATCCGCACAACCTGCCGACCTCGAGGCCGGTCTGGAAGGGAGAGCTTGTACCGAGCGGTATATGGTGTGGCGGAGATTGTTCAGCCTGTGCCGTAAAGGACGAGGGCTGCTGGAGTCTGAAAAACGGAGAAAGAATCTTATTTGAAGCACACTGATATGGAAACAAAGTTAGAGCTTAACGAGTTGGACGAGCTCATCAATCTCGTCAACCGTAAAATCCACGAGTCGGAGAATAGTTGCTGGATTGACCTTTACAAGGACATCCGCGCAAAACTTATCAAAATGTTTAACGAGACCGAGTAAATCATGGAAGCAACAATCATCATCACAGAATGCACGAACCCATACGGAAAGTATTGGAGGTTCAATGACAAGCAGTCGGGTCAAGTCCTGGCAGAGGTAGACAAGAAGAGCAAGCGGGAGTTTGACGGCCCGCTTTACTTCATCTATACGCCGAGGGGCGGGTTCCTTTACGAGACCGCTCGTCGTAGTAAGAAAGACTCAGCTATTGATTTCGCAAAGCAGTCCATCCGCGAGCAGTTCTCCGGCGTGGACATCAAGTTCAAGATGAACATAATGGTAGAACACTATAAATGGAGCTAATCATGACAGCACAAGAGAAATTCGAGGCCCGGCTCAAGGAGTTGGGGCTGGAAGTGGAATATGAGTCCACTAGAGAGAGGGCCGGTAAAGTGCTCGATGACGGCACAATCGTCATCCTCGTTCACTACGCCTGGGAGCCCGGGGACCCGTACACGGAGCTTCGCTATCCTCCGGTTGAGGAGCTGTGGAAGGATGAGGATTTCCGCCAGGCGTGTAAGAGGGAGTACTACGGCCAGACTAATGACTACGAGTTCGAGGCTAAGCTCGCATACTGGCTGGACATCCACGAAGGCCTGAATGGATGCCCGCTCTTCCCGGTTGACCTCTACTGGCTTACGAGCAAGGACGGTAAGACCTTTGAGTCCTTTTGGACAAACTATGAGGACGATGTCCCCACCGCAGAAGACATCATCAAAAATCTTGTCAAGGAACATTCAGTGGCATAGAATTTGCATAGTATAAAACTATGAAATATTTACTGACAATAGCCGTAGCACTGGCGGTAATCGCCTACCACGGAGCCTGGTGGAGCGTTGAGTGCCCGCTCCTTCTGAGTATAGCGGTGCTCGTATGTGTAATCATTAAAAGCGAAAGCGATGAACAAAGAGAGAAGAAAAGCGCTGAGTGAAGCAATCGGCAAACTCGAAGAAGCCAAGTCTGCCATAGAGGAAGCCAAGTCCACGGTAGAGTCCTGCAAGGACGAAGAAGAGGAGTGCTACGATAACCTGCCAGAGAGCATGCAGGAAGGCGAGAAGGGAGACGCCATGCAGGAGAACATCGACAACATGGACGAGGCCATCAGCAACATGGAGGACCTGGCCGACACCATCCAGGAAACAATCGACAGCATCCAAGAGGCGATTGACAGATGAACAAGGCAATTCTGACATACGAAGGCTACGCCCTCTACGAATGGGGGCGTGGCTATAAAAGCGAGATTGATGGCAAGTGGCGCAAGTTCGATTCCGCAGCACAGTGGGTCCAGTACATTAACTTAATAATTGGTAAAACAAAATGAGTTATTTAAACATCGGAATCGTCCTCATTAATGAGACGACAAGAGAGAAGAAGGAGTTCAAAAGCATCAACGCTGCAGCGAAATTCCTGCAGACGAACTTCCAGTCCGTACAGCGTGCTGCTATCGCGAACGGACTTCGCGGTGGATGGCGAGTATTCGAGAATGCTGATTCAATCAGAAAGCACATCAAGGTTCTCGAGGATCAACTGAAGATAGTGGAGGAATAGAAAAGAAAATTAACTTTTAAAAACACAAGCAAGATGAAAACACATGAAGAATTAGTAAGCCTCGGCATTGATGGATTCAAGGCCGACGAAATCATGAAGCTCCAGGAGAAGATGATGGAGCAGGCCGTCAAGTTCCAATTCAAGAAGAAGGACGGAAGCATCCGCGACGCCCTGGGCACCCTGAAGAGAGCCCTGATGGTTCAGGAAGACGGCACCATCTGGGAACCGAAGGGTGAGTCCAAGCCGGAACCGGCCAGCATCATCCGGTTCTTTGACGTGGAGAAGGGTCTGTGGCGCTGCTTCACCTGCACGGAGTTCATCGGATTGGTGGAGGGGTAGGATATGATCATAATGGATGGACTGGCATACACGGATATTCCCTTGACTGTCGGCCAGCTCGAAGAGGTACTGTCGGCTGTCGTAGATAAAGATACGCCGGTATGCGTCAATGACGAGACCTGCGAGGACAGCGAGATTACTGCAGTGGCTATCCACGCCAACAAGGTATCTCTATACATTAACGGAAAAGTGGTGGAGGCATAGGAGATGGGCAAGAAGAGAGTAAGCCGCAAGAAAGTGCTTGCCATTATTCTTCGTGGCCGGCCCAAATCGGAAATCCTTGAAGAAGCAAAAGCGATGCAGATTTCCGGAGCCCTTACCAAGAAGGAACTGCAGAACTGGATGAACAGACTTAACACAACAGCAAAATGAAAATCTACCTTATAACACCAATAAAGCCTGGGCCTATCTTCTCGCAGCCAGAACTGACTGCATCAGAGTACGCGGCCAAAGAGCGCAAGGAGTATCTCATAAAGACTGGATACACCGCCACAGTTATAAACGCCTACGATGTCAAGACACAAGGCGTAAACTTCCACACAATAGCACAGGTAAAGTTATGACAATCAACCTTCTTCCAGAGGAGCAGCAGATCCTCATCGACTCGATGCGCGACCGTATCGACAAGCTCTACAAAATGTCCGAAGCATACCGCGACGGAGGTAACAAAGAGGCCCAGATGGACTGCCTCCACGAAAAGAGCAGAGTCCAGAACTTATTAGAAATCTTTACAGCGTTTTAGCTATGGAAACAGAAGATAGGAACTTTTTTATTGACCTTTTTGACGGCCGGTACAGCGATTTTATGACGCCACTCTGCATGTGGTCCTGCATTCATTCTCTTGGATTGAAGCCCTTCAAGGACGGTAATCAGTGGTGTTTCCTTTTCGGCGACAATCTCCAAGAGGGAATCGCCGGTTTTGGAGATACAGTCGAGAAAGCAGCCATTGATTTTTACCATAACATTTGCACTGAAAAAGCATAGCCATGAACACAACAGACGACCAAAATTCCGTAGGTTCCGTCACTCGCCTTAAGTAGTGGCATAGTTCTTGTAGCAAGTGTTACTTAAAAAAAACAAAGCAATGGAGACAAGTTATCTTCCCGACAGCGTCATGCTGGAGACGCTCGCAAAGGTCCAGCCCATGCAGATAGAAATCGTCAAGACTGGCCGCACGTGCCATCTGGACTGCGGTGTGCACAATGGCGACGGACACGTCAGTTTCGATTTGACGGTTTTCGAGGAGCTCGAGATTGTCCGCCAGTTCGAATTCTCCTCTATCGGGACCGCCGGAGAGCTCGAGGAAGAGCTGACCTGCCTGGAGGCCTATGTTAAGAGAATTAAGACGGAGATGTAGCCATGTTCATCATTGTCTACATATTATGCGCCCTGGCGTTTATACCGGAACTGTTCAACGAAAAAAGGTAGCGCTATGAAAATCAGTTTTGAAAAGTACCCAATCCTCGGATATCTTCACAATCCAGATGCCGGTATCGGTCTCAAGATTCCAGCTGGCGAAGAAAAGAAAGCGTGGGAAATGTTCGACGACTTCTTCCAGGACCCACACGATACCGCACCGATATTCAGAGAGCATGTTGACGCCGTGTCTATGCCGTTCATCAGGGCAGCATGGATGAACCGGGAAAAAATCCTGACGCACGAGACGCTTAGGGAAATCCTCCGCGAGCCCATCTACGGATGCCTCATCGTGGGTCGGTGGGTCACACTCTACTACTTTAAGATGTCCCCGAACGGAGATGTCGGACACAAGGCACTTACCTGCTGCGGAGAGCACCTCGTGGCCATCAATACCGGCTCCGACAGTTATCTAGTGCCAAGGGATTACATGGGAAAGCTCGGGCAGGACATCCAGGCGGAGAGTTACGATTACTACCCGCTGTTCTTCCACCTATTCAAGAAGTACGCTGACGTCGAGACGGTCGAGGCGAAAATGAACAAGAAGGTAAAGGCCCCGGACGGAGAGAAGATCCTGGTCGAGTCCGACATCACCGTAAGCTATACCGACTGCTCATGGTTCCGGACCATCATCAGAAAAGAAGGCTTCATCGTCCGTGGACACTTCAAGATGCAGCCGTACAAGAAGGACGGGGAATGGACACACAGGCTTATTTACATCGAGCCGTACCAGAAGCATGGATACACAAGGAAAGCAAAGAAAACACAATCTTGACTTCAAAAAGCAATAACCCATGAAACAGAACAAAACCTTCTATGTAATCATCATCCTGAGCGCCATCGTCGGCGCGGTATCGCTCTTTATGGATAGCACTGCCTGGCGCGTCGTTTTCGCCCTGGTCCAGTTCGCCCTATTCTGCCTTGCTATCTTCACGCTCTCTCCGGCCTATCACAGGATCATGGCCAGGTGCCTATGGGACGAGTACTGGACGGACGCGGAGTGGGAGCATGCCGACACCGTCGACCCGTACTGCGCCGAGTATAACATCACGCTCGAGGTCTACGGGTACTTCTATACCGGTGACGGGTATATAACTGCAGGGGAGAAAGAAATCGGGCACATTACCTGTATCTGCCCGGATGGTTCAACCGTAAACATAATGTAGTATGTTCCTGATAGCAATGTTCGTGGCATATTTGGACGATATGCTTGCCAGAAAGTAAAATTATTGCTATATTTGCAAAGCAGGATAGGCCGGAGTAGCTACCGGCCGACAAAGGTAAGCTGACAGCCCTTCCTGCTTTTCTATTTGTCAGCCAACATAAATTTGTCAGCTTCTATGGAAGAGGAAATTTGGAAAGACATCCCGGGTTATGAGGGATTGTACCAGGCAAGTAGTCTTGGCAGGGTCCGTAGCATAAGATACGGCCGTCTTCTGGTCATGTCTCCATCTGGGAGGACAAGAAAGTACGATAGCCTCGTGCTATGCCGTAACGGATCGCCTAAAACATATCGCGTACATGTGCTTATTGCGATGGCGTTCCATGAAAACCCTGATGGCAAGCCGGAGGTTGACCACATTGACGGTGACACAAAGAATAACCGCGCGAGTAACCTGAGGTGGGTTACGACAAAAGAAAACCACAACAATCCAGTAACAATTCAGAGATACCGAGAGTCTTTTTATCGCAGTGCGGAAAAGGTTATAGCTGCGTCGCATACAGAGGAGGCACTTTCGAATGGAGCCAAAACTCGTTCAGAAAGATACTCTGGTAAGAACAGCCCTTTATACGGCAGAAAACTTCCGGAAGAATGGAGAAGGAATATAGGCCGAGGAAACACTGGCACGCATACCAAGCCTGTAATTCAGATGACAATGGACGGGAGTTTTGTCCGCGAGTGGCTCGGTAGTTCTTACGCTGCCATGGAGCTTGGAATACATGGTTCAAACATCTCCGCCTGCTGCTATGGCATTCAGGCCTCGGCCGGCGGATACAAATGGAAATTCAAAGATGAGTAAGCCTAAATTTGCTGCATACTACCGCGTATCAACACGTAAGCAAAAAGACTCCGGCCTTGGAATTGACGCACAAAGACGTATGTGCCTTGACTATGTCGAGCGCCAGGACGGAGTTGTGCTGAAAGAGTTCCAGGATGCCATGAGCGGAAAGGAAACGGATCGTCCGGGGCTTTTGGATGCGATAGACTTCTGCAAGGCAAATAGTACGCCTATAGAGCCCTGTACGCTTGTTATCGCTAAACTCGATCGTCTCGCCAGAAATATCGCGTTCACATTCAAGGTTATGGAAACTGGGATTTCCATATATGTATGCGACCTTCCGGTCATGAATACGCTTACCCTCGGCGTCTTCGCTACGGTTGCCGCCTATGAAAGAGAATTGATTGCGGGCCGTACGAAATCTGCTCTCGAGTCCATAAAGGACGATATCGCCAAGAACGGCGGCCACATGTCAAAGGCGGGTCGCTGGATTAACACGCTCGGCCGTGGTAAGGGCGTAGATACAAGCGCCGCGTCCTCGCAATCCGCCATAAACGCGCAGAAGCGAGCAAATGAATGGAAGAGAGGGTCGGCGCTCTATATGTGGGTAGAAAACCAACTTCTTCGGCGCCGGCCTCGAAAGGAGATCCTGGAGGAGGCACAGGTGCTGTTCGACAAAAATCCGTCAGTTTATTGCACGAGGGAAGGGCGTCCTCTTCGTAAGGGCGTCCTTTCCAAGTGGGCTAAAGAATTAAAAATATGTTAAAACAATACAATGCAAATGTCCACATTGATGGACACTATACGATTGAGGACCCGAAGTGCCCGTCTTTCTGGCGCGGGTCCGGATGCTATGACATCGAAGTGCCGACCTGGGACGACTTGGAAGTGGAGGTCTGGGCCGCTACGGAAGAGGATGCCAGGAAGCTCATATACGACTACAGCTTCGAGAGTCCTAAGTACAGCATAGATGTCGATGCGGTCCAGATTGAGAAGATTGAGTTTGTTAAGGACCTGGAAGACCATGAAGATGAAGAGGCTGGCGTAACTGAGGATTTCACTATTAACTGGAAACAATATGAAAAAGATTGAGAAAGTAATGGCCTTTTTAGCTATCTTTACCATAAGCGCCCTGGCCGCATCGGTCAAGCTCGGCTACACCAGGGAAGGTGAGTACAAAGTGGAAAAGGTGGAGAGGATATGGAACCTCGGCGCAAAGGAGCAAGGGTTCTATTCCGGAGACTGCTACTACATGGTCTATACTGACAGCGGAGTGTTCAAGATCGAGCTGACCGGAATTAACGCTTATGCCTATGGCGTCTCCGTGATTAAAGAGGGCCAGACCTACCGGCTTAAGACAAGAGGCGCCAGGAACGAGATGTTTGGCATGTACCCGAATATTATTGAAATTATAGAAGATTAGTTATGGACTACAAGGAAAAATACGAAGAAGCCCTGGAGCGGGCAAAAGCGGGAAAGCCGATGGATGAGGTGTTCCCGGAGTTAAAGGAGAGCGAGGACGAGAGGATAAGGCGGAAAATGGTTGAGCATTTCAAAAGCAAGACAAAGGAGACTTGGTGCAATATACCTGTTAAGAACATCATTGCCTACCTCGAAAAGAAGAAAGAGCAGAAGCCCACTCCGCGAGTACTCCCATGTTCTGAGGCTTGGTTTGAAGATGGTAAAGAATTTGAGCAGAAAGAGCAGAAGCCCGCAGAGTGGAGCGAGAAGGATGAGGCTATGCTAAAAGTTGCTATCGCAGTATTGCGGAGATACAGTCATGATGATGTAGCAAATTGGCTCAAAACCCTCCGTCCCCAGCCTCATACAATATCTATAAAAGACGCCACAAAGTTTGGCAACCTTGAGTATGAACGCGGAGTAAAAGACGGAATACAGAGCGAAAAAAGCCGTCATTGGAAGCCCAGTGAGGAACAGATGATAACATTAATTCGCGCACAGAGTCAATGTTGCCCCGCCTTTGCGAAAATTTTACAATCAATTCACGACGACCTCAAAAAGTTATAGCCATGAAAGCAGAAGAATTATTTGTCGGTGCCCTTGTCCGTGTTAACCGTGATGGCTTGTGTATTAAAAAGAACACAATCGTAGATGTACGAGCGGTTGATGCTGATGATAGGCTTGCGAAAAAAGGACTTGTAGGTTCAGCTCATTGCCGTCCATTGGATGACGACCAATTTGAAGGCGGTATTTGGTGCGAATATCTTGAGCCAATTCCACTAACCCCGGAAATCCTGGAGAAGAATTTTGAGAAAAAGACATTCTATGGCATTTATGATGATTACTTTGACCTCGATATTTGGGAGTATAGCGATGGTCTTTATATCGTCACTTATCATTCCTGCGAGTTTAATATTCCAGACCAGACTATTCACTTGTCTTGGGTGCACGAATTACAGCATTTTATGCGGCATTGTGGAATTGAAAAAGAAATAACGATTTAGCCTATGAAACCAAGAGTAAAAATCAATGGGAATAGTTCTTACGGGGAATGGAAATCCGGATTGCTATATGCAAAACGCTTCAGAAGTAAACATAAAAACTATATTAAGTTTTAATGCAAGAAAGGAAGAGTAATATGGAAGCACCAGATAAGATTTATACCAAAACTATTTGAGATATGAAAAAGCAATTTGACATTAAGTACAGGCCCCAGATTGAAAGCGGGGAGTATAAGGTGGAAACCAGGGATGGAAGGCCGGTGAGAATTGTTTGCTGGGATAGGATTGCAAAGGAAGACACCGATGATGATTTAAATCTATGTGTCTTAGTTCCAGAAGACGGAGGGGAGGCCGTGTATTACTATCACCAATCTGGTAAGAAATACGTGCCGGATAAAGCGTATGACCTTTTCATCATCACGCCGGAGCCGGAGTTGAGCGAGTTCGAGAAGAAGTTATCTGATGTTGTCGGATACGCTATTTCTTTGTCTGTCGTCGAACCTCAAAAGCCAACCAGTGCGTTTGTGAAAGAATACGCCGCCGAACTTATCGCCCTTGCACGCGAGCAGTTCATCAAAGACGGATATGTCATTGAGAAGAAAGCCTTTCACGATGCGGTGAAGAAGGTTTCTCCCGAAGTAATGAAGGCGGTTTCGGAGAATGTAGATAAGGCGAATAAAGAACTGACGGAATTTGAGAAAGTCTTAGGTGATATTGTTAAAGAGGCGGTAGAAAAAGAGGTTGGAGATAACTCTGCGATATGGGCCATATGTAGAGGACATGCCGAAAAACTCCTTGCCCTCGCCCGTGAAGAACTTTTTGCAAATGATACTGTTCTTAAAGAATATGTACAGATGTCAAGAGAACATGGTAAAGCCGAAGCCTTGAGAACCCGCGCCACAGAGCTTACGGAAAATCTCGTCAAGTCGGGGCTGGACAAAGATAGCATCCCCTACAACCTCATAGAGTTTATGTGTAACCTCTATACCTGCCCGAACTGGAAAGAGATTGAGGAAATTGCTGAGGCGTATGCCACAAGGCTCAAGGATGCGGCCATGAAGGAATTGCCGAAGTGGAGGAAAATCGATCGCGGAAACAATTATTCATCTGAAACAAAATTTACCATCAATGGAAGGTATCTGGAAATGAATGACACACTAAATGATGTTTATGAAGCGCCACTATCTGCCCTTGAAAAACTTCCAAGACTCAAGGAGGATGAGAAATGAAGCCATCTTGTTCAATGTCAATAACAGCAAGCCGGGTGATATACATAACACCAGCACTGGAACTCAACATTTCCATTGAAGACTTTCACACTATGATGGATATGTATGAACTGATAACGAATAATTATTATCACTCTGATTTTTGTATGTCAAACGAAAAGGGAGAAACAGTAGTGGGTAATCTTAGTGACCAAATCAAGGATGAAAGCCATGAGTAAACGAGCGAAAGAGGCGGCGTTAGAGGCTCGGCCCGTACAACTCGTCAGAACCAACTTTGATACGCACGAATTTGACGAAAACATTCAGGCGCGGGAGGTTTACATACAGGGTTATGAACGGGCCGAGAAAGACCTTGCGCTGACCTTGGAGCAGGTTGTTAAGCTGGATAACATTATTATGAATATGGTCGGCGAGGGCTACAATGATGGCTATAAGACAAGGCCATTTTATGAGGAAGTTTTGAAACGCTTTAATGAACAGAGAAAGAAATGAAAGCAAGAAAGAAAGGAACACAGGAGTGGAAAGAATACAGTGAGGTATTCGGTCCGAACCACGAGTTTCGCGGCAAGATTGTCAAGGTATCAGGACATGTCGTCGTTCGAAACGGAATAATCTACAACGAAGCATATAGCGGTCATATATCCGCCAACACAAGTTTTCAACCCATTAACCGCCGTGAAAAGGACACGGCCCGGTAACCAATCCGGCTTTTGTTCTCAGTAAAAATCGCCCCGGCATGGCGTGATTGCCGGCCGGGGTGCCAATTAACCGCTATGACTACAACAAACAGAATACTACTGACGGAAAGCGAATGGATGTCCGGTGCTCTTTCTATTGCACGCTGGACCGGAGGCGCCAGGATCAACGGTCACGCATACCAGTTGGACCGGAAGTATATGGTCCTTATCAGGAGCGATTATCGTAGGATGTTGCGACCGCTTGGCGTCGACACTCTCATAAAGGCCGACAAACGCTACGGAACCGGCCGTAAATCGAAGAACATCCTCTTGAGGCTATATCACATCATTGCGACGGAGAAAAGGCTTCAGAGGGAAAAACAGAAAGAAATATGAATATAGGTAAAACAATGCGCCGGATACGAAAGGAAGCCGGCACGAAGCAAGTAACCCTTGCAAGGGAGATTGGCATATCTCCTCAGGCGCTCCGGGCACTCGAGTCCGGACAGTCCGTACCAAAACAGGCTACTATCGAGCGGTTCTGCAAGTTCATGGGAGTTCCGAAATGCCTGCTCATCCTGCAGTCAATAGAGAACTCGGATTTGACCGACCGGCTCGCCACCGAAGACGCGGCCGATGTTCTCGACATTATCGGCCTGGCTCAGCAAAGGATTCGTAGGTCGCTGGATAGGTATAACGGTTACATTGACGAGGTATGATAGAGGTCAAGGTAACAAACGAGACCGGCTGGAAGCGTGCGCTGAATGCGGCCCGCCGGACCATGGGCAAGGAGCCATTGGATAAGGAGCCTTCCCGTGAATTCAAACTCAGGAGCCTGTACGCAGAGCACAGCCAGATAAAGCTGGTCGAATATCTGATTCAGTTCAAGGCGCTCCGGCAATGGGTCGGGGTTCACCTGCTTCGCCACCCGTTTATTCTTCCGTTCATCCACTCCCAGCGGGCCGACAGGAGGGACAACCCGGTCCCCAGGGACTATATGCCGCAAGGTTCTCTTAATGACCAGGATTTCGTCATTAACGCCCAAGCCATGATAAACATCTCCAGGAAGCGCTTATGCAATTGCGCATCGAAAGAAACACGAGAGGCCTGGCAGGCCGTCAAGAACGAGGTTGAAAAGATCGACCCGGAGATGGCACAGGTCATGGTCCGGCAGTGCGTCTACAGGGGATTCTGCCCTGAGATGAAATGCTGCGGATTCTGCCACACGGAAGCATTTGAGAAAGAGCTCAAGGCCTATAGAGAAGGAAAGCCCCAGGGAACCGCATAACCCCGGGGCTTTTTGCAGGGCCGAAACTTGCCTCAGGCGCCACTGCAATGCGGGCAGGAAAGCTCGCATACTATATCACTTATCTCTCGCGAGATATCTCCTCCCAAGTAAGCAAAGGCTTCGCCGAAAGGATCCATTCCGTCCTCGATGGCGACGTGCTGACAGATGTGGATTATCTCATGGACGACACTATCCAGAACCTCCGGGCCATTTTCGGCAATACCCGTCGCGAAAACAGTGCGCCTGAGTGAGGGTTCGCTGTATGTGAAGCCCTCATTCAAGCGACCGGCATACACGTTCTCTGACACTTGTGAAATGATAGAATCGGGCGCGTTTACCCAGAACAGGGCGTCGTAGATGCGCTCCATATCGTACCGGTCGAAGGAGAACAGGAACAAAATCGTCCAATCATGTATGCGAACTTTGCGAATTATCACAATTTTTTCTTATCTTTGTAGAGCGGATAGGACGGGAGTAGCTACCCTCCGAAAAGCGAAGCAACGGCGCCTTCCGCTCTTTATTTTTCCGTTGCTCACATATAAACCGTTGTTCTATGTTACCGTATCAAAATCTGTCTCTCGAAGACATGCCTGGCGAGGTCTGGAAGGATATCCCTGGGTGGGAAGGGTATTATCAAGTGTCGAATCTTGCTCGGGCCAAGTCCGTAGCGAGAATAAGTATTCACAAGGACGGAAGTATCCACTATATTAAGGAGCGAATTCGAAAACAAAGTGGTAGCGGTCCTGGCCGAAAGTACCTCGGATTCAGTGCTTATCGCGATGGGATGCCGCCCAGAATTTATCTTCATAAGGCTGTCGCGCTGGCCTTCATTGACAACCCAGACAACAAGCCATGCATTGACCACATTAACACCAACACTTTTGATAATCGTGTTGAAAACTTAAGATGGGTTACGATTACCGAGAATGCAAACAATCCAATCACAAAGCAACATATATCAAAAGTAAAATCTGGTACAAATTGCTATTTTTACGGCAAACGAATTCGAGCCAAGAGGGTTATTTGTGTTTGCCCGGACGGCACAGAAAAAACATTTGCATCAATGCAAGACGCGGTACTTGCTGGGTTCTGTGAAAGAAGCATTCGTTGCTGTATCGTCGGCAAATATTCTCACCACCACGGATGTAAATGGCGCTATGCCGATTAAAGTAATTCTCCCCACGGGATTGGAATGCCTTTAGCAGAGCAGTCGGCTAAGAATCGGGTAAACACAATCCCGTCGTAACCGTCTTTGTCTCCAAGCAGGTCTTTCACATACATGGCAGCGTGTGCCTCATCTGGGACTGAACTTCCGAGGAAATCGGAAATCGCCATATGCAGGGTAAACACTGCGTCATAACCCTTTGCGTCCTCGACCCAGGCGTTATTCGCTTTTAGCACGGAGTCCACCTGGTCCTTCGTACGCATCTGTACCTTATTTCCGTTACGGTCTCTCATCATACCAATCGCCCACTCGCACATAGGCTTAGAAAAGTGATAGCCGTGGTAACTTAAATATTCGCGCATTCCGTGAGGCATGCGGTCATAATCATAATCGTCTAATCTTGCCATAATTTTCTTTTATTAAGGGGCGAGTTTCCCCGCCCCAGGTTGTACACTAGCGGTAGCGACCTCTGGAATCGCGCATACGGCGTTCGCCGTACATGTCGTCGTCTTCCCAGTCTTCGTGGTCGCGCCGGCCATAGCTGCCGCGCATGCCGTAGTTTCCGCGCTCACCGTAACGGTCACGCATCTCTTCGGCCAGCTCGCAAACGCGGGCCATGCCCTCCTTGGCCATTTCAAGAGCCTCGTCAAACTCGCGACTTTCGCTCCTGCCTCGGAAACTGATTACTCTGTAAGACATTTTCTATTCCTCCTTAGGTTTTTTGCCCAGCGACTTAGACAGCATTCCCGTCAGGGCTGCAATCTGCTCGCTCATACCGTTTAGCTGCTCCTTTAGAGTGGCTATCTCAGCGGCCTGTTCCTGTTCCTTTCGGAGTTGAGGATTAAGGTCGAAGAGAAGTTTGTCGCAGGAGGCTATCACGTTTTTGTGCATATCTACTTGCTGGAGCGCCGTGACGCTCGCGCTTTTGATTGCGTTCACTTCGTTGATAATTCCATCCCTTGTCTCGCTGATGAGCACGCCCCTATCAGGGAACTCTGCTATCGATGAGTTGAGAGGAATCCTCTCGTAGTTTTCAATTTTACCGTCCACCTCAATCGCCATGTTGACAGCCAGGTTGTTTCCTGGTATCAACGGCTGCTGTGGTGTAAGGTTCGGGTATTGGTTGCTCACTTGAGAAACCTTTGCGACCGCAAATCGCGGTTCGTTCTTATAAAGAACATAGACGGGCGTTCCGGGCCTAAGTGCACTGAGCATAGTTGTTTGAATTTTGTTTGTTAAATTGTCGTGTTGAGAAGCTGGAGGGTGTCAGCAAGCCTGTCGTAGTACAGAAGGTAGACACCAGGTCCAGGAATGTCGGCTACCGTCCAGTTAGCGCCGCCGGCCAGCGTTACATTGCTCGTACCGCCGCCCATGGAGAACCGAATCGGAAGCGTGGTTGTAGTCCCAGCGGGTATTTCCTCGGAAAGGTACACGAGGATCAGCCCACGGAACGGCCTGCGGTCCCAGTCGGGGTTGAACTTGAAGTCAACCGAGGTTTCGGACACCGTAACGGAACGCGACTGAATCGTTGGGATTCCGTTAATATTCACATACTGAAAGGGCCATCTTGCCATAATTCGATAGGTTTTATGAATAGGCAGAGTTTTTACACCCCGCCTATTCAGTTAACGATTAGCCCCAGTAGCTGCCGTTGCCCCAGCCTGGACCGTAGCCGAAACCATTGAATCCGCCGAGGAACCCGCCCATGTACGGAGTGTTGTTCACTGCAGTGATGTTCGGGTAAGTTACGGGTACCGTGTTCGGAAGTTTGCACTTGATGTCGTTGACCTCCTGCGCGATAGGGGCGAGCATAGCAGCGAAGGCGCTCGTCTGCCGAGCGTTGTCGGCCTCGTTACGCAGCTGGGTGATAACATCGCCCTGGCGGGTAATGGTGGCCTGCATCTCGCGGCGCTCCTGGTTGCAGAACTGCTCGATCATCGTGGACTTCAGGTCGGCGATGGCGCCGCCGAGAGTCTCGGTCTGCTGGAGGGTGCGAATCTGGTTCTCGTAGCCCTGGGAGGTGACGAGCTGCTTCATCTCGCAGCAGCACTGGCACAGGCTTGCAGCGAGGCTAGCGTCACCGGCCTGGATTGCGTTGATGATCTGCTGCGCGGAGAGGCCGGTCTGTCCAGTCAGAGCAGTGAGGCCGTTCTGCAAGGTTGCGAGGTTGGTCTTCACGGTGTTGACATCGCTGTTGAGGGTGGTGGCCAGGAGGCGCACGTCGCTGTCAGTTCCGTCGATGGCGCGGAGGATGGTTTCGGTGTTACCGATAGCCGTCGCCTGGGCGCCGAGGGATGCAGCAGCGGCACCGTTTCCGCCGTTACCCCAGTTGCCCATGCCCCAGTTACCGAAGCCGATTCCGTTCCAGATGAGGCCACCAAGGAGACCACCGAGAATACCGGCGCCGAAACCAGAGCCGTTTCCGCCGAAGAATCCTCCGTTATTGTAGCCGTTGTTGTAGCCCAAGCCGTTCAGGGCAAGGACGGCAGGAATGTTGCCCCAGCCGTTGTTCTGGCCTTCGGGCATGATTATAGTTTTTTCGTCTGCCATAATAGGTTAGAATTTCATGTTAAACTTGTGTTCGTGGTGACGCGTCTTAACCACAC